TAAAACAACATGTTGAATGTTTTTCTCCATGTTGAACATAGAGTAAATAACACCCTGAGGCATTACACGCTTTCCGTACCAATCTCGTTCCAATAAATACGGGTTCTTTGAAAGAACGTCGTATATTTCCTGTTTACGTTGCTCTGTTAATATTGGATTATCATTAGGCGTCCAATGCGTCCAACGCGTGTTTTGAACGTCAAATACTTCCGATATAACAGGATGGTTAGGAGCAGGTGGGTTTAAATCTGCTAAATGGTAACGGTCCTGCGCTGCAAAGGTACGACGGAAACATTCTTGAATCATACCCATATTAAGCAGATTAATCTCACAAAAGACTACGCTTCCAAGCGACATACCCGTTATAGCGCCCACGCTGTTACTCTTTCCACCGCCCTTGTAAAAGACACGCTTAATCCCGTTTGGTGTGTGTATCTCAAGATTTGAACCTAATTCATGGTGCTTAATCTCAGCTAGATTGCCGAATATATGTTGTAATCCAGTGCCGTCGCCGTCTATAAACAAACGCTGCGCTTGCTCCTGGTTATAAGCGACAATTAAATGATTTGTATCTCTGGTCCACGACAAATAATCAGCATACCGGAAATGGCCTGCTGTTGTCTTTCCTGATCTGGGTGTTCCCTCTAGTACATCGAATGTGTAATTGTAGGGCCTATAGATCGTTTCTAATTGTTTAGGTGAAAACTTAATTGCGGTTTTGCTCATATTGTTTACGCCCTTCTATTAATGCATCGAGTAGTGAAGTATTTTTCTGTTGACCTTTAAGTTTAGCAGCACGTATTTTAGCAAATTCAGTATCAGCTTTGACTTTCTCGATCTGTACCTTTTGCATTTCTTGGTTCATTCTGTGGCGTTCTGCCTCAATTTGTTCTTTAAATGTATCTGGAACTAGATCAAAGTACTGCGCTAACTTATCCAACGCTTTCATCTTGTCTGCAAGTTTAACTGATATTCCGTCACGCCCTTGTTTAACCTCAGTTATAATAGAGCCATCAACCATATCAGCCTCATACAAGTCTACAAAGTTAACTAACCTCGTCACCTCATTACCATCATCATCCTGAATAGTAATCTCCCTCTGCCCAAAATTAAGGTAATTAGTAATATCAGCAAAGGCAATCTTAATGTACTCTTTCAGCACATCCAGCGCTTCTACAAATACATTCTCAACTAGCTCGCCTTTAAGTTCTTTTATATAGGAAGAAACTCGTTCACGCCTTAGCAATCGACTAGCTTGTACATGAGCGCTTTCTTTGGTGTATCCACTTTTTAGTGCAGCCTGAGTACCATTGAAGTATTTCACGTAATACAAACAAAATAGCCGTTCCTTTTCGGTCAACTCTTCATCTTCTAAAATCTCTTTTAGTTTTTCTTTCATTTTGGGATTTTTAACATTAGTAACGCTCCTTTTCGCAATAGTAACGTTACCATTCATTTGCTCATCCCATTTATCTTGTGATTTCCACTTTCTGATTTGCGAAGGTTTGAGATTTAACTCAGCTGCAATATCAATTAGTGGCTTCTCACCTTTACTTACTTTGTATATTTCAAATGCTTTATCACGATCCGGGCTTCGTTGCCTAGCCATATTCACCACCTCGCGGTAATCCCTTTATAAAATAAAAAAGCAGCGGATTCGCTACTTTAAAGTAAATGATTTAATCTAGAATTTCCTGTATTCTTTTTACCAGATAATGAATACATAATGTCTTGATGTTTAATCAACCTCTTGTGATCTCGTGGTATATGAAAACTCTTCCTATGTTCTTTAAATAATTTTATAGTTGCAAGCTCTATCTTAAGTGCATCAGCTAAAAGATTAGGGTTATATCCACTTTCCAATAAGGACAGAATCTCATAAAACATCGATTTTCCACCAGCTATTTTAATCAAATCTTTTTTTAATTTATCTCTTTCTCTGTTCCTTTTCTTTTGCAATTCTTTCACTTCTATTTCGAATCTGCGTTGTTGTTCTGTTTCAATTCTTTGTTTCTCTATTTCTTGCTGCTTTCCATTTTCTATATCTCTTACAACGTTTTCTATTTCCGCTTGTTCCCATGCCTCATCAACCTCCAACGACATGGCAACTGATCTTCGCTTTTGATTTGTTCGCTTAATATATTTAGTATATAGATCTGGAAACTCTTCTTGCACTTCTTTATTCAGCACTGTTTTATATTCAATCATATAAGTTATCTCTAATAAAGAGCGTTTCAATGGACTATCCTCAAGAATATAAGCTACTTTATTAAATAAATGTGCATGATCCTTGGTATTGGAATACCCCTTAAAATGAGCATTAACCCTAGTTTTTATTTTATAAGCTTTGCCAACATAAACGATTTTGTCATTATGGTCAGTAATTAAGTAAATACCACTGTCAAGATTGTGCACTTTATTATTAAATTCTTTAAGACTCATGAACTTTAATTCTCCCATACTTTCCCCTCCTACATAATTCCCTTTTCTTTTGCTCTTTCGTAAAGAACCGTACGACTTACCCCAGTAACTTCACATATCTTCTTTACTGTAAACTTGTTTTCCTTTCGGTTTACAAGCAGTTCTAAAGCATGTTCCATATTAGGATTATCATCGTCGTACTTCTTTGGGCGCCCTTTATAAACACCACGTTCTTTAGCTAGTTCAATACCTTCTCGTTGTCGCATTCGAATTAGGTCACGTTCTAACTGATTCACACCAGCCATTACAGTGAGTAGGAAAGTGCTATATGGATTATCGCTTGTCGTATCAAGCCAATTATCTTTTAATGACTTAATAGAAGCGCCTTTTTCTTTGATTGTTTCTATAAGTTTAAATAGATCCTGTGTACTTCTTGTAATACGTGCTAATTCAGTAACTACAATTACATCACCTTCACGTAAATTGTCTAACATACGTAATAACTCTGGTCTGTCTGTTGTAGCCCCACTAACTTTTTCTTCAAACACATAATCACATCCGTAATCACTCAATTGTTTGAGTTGCCTTGCTAAGTTTTGATCTTGTGTCGATACACGAGCATATCCAAGAATCATTCTATTTCTCCCCTTTGTCCGTTTAAGTGTCCGTAAATTAACTATAGCTTAATAATAGCATTTAATTTCCGTACATGTAAACCGAACAAATGGGTTGTTGGAAAATAAGGGTTCTAATTATGTCTAATTTGTGAACGACTGCAATTCTGAATAAGTACACCCATAGCGGACGTTTTGTTATTTATTTTCGTTCGTTGTGTTCGTTTGTTTTGTTAAACTCAGCAAGTAGTCCTAGCTCTAATAAGCATTGGTTTACGATTCAATACCTGCGATTTCATTTCTTTATATTTAAAGATAAGTTTATATGAGAGTTTAAAGCACTCTTCGTATTTAGGATTATATTCTATATACATCGGCATTTCTTCGTATAAGTTTACTGATTCATTTGTTTTGCAATCTTCAACAAACCAACACGAAGCTAATATGTGTCCACATACAACAATAATCCCAACACTCATACCCTCACTCCTTCTCCCTAAATGCAACACGTTTGCGCTTATCTTTCCTTAACAACAAACAAGACGCCACCCAGATCACGGCAGCGCCTACGATAATTGCTATTGGTTTAATCATTTCGATATGCTCTAACTCTTTCTAATTGAGCCATTTCCTTTTCTACCATCTTAGTAATTACTTCTGCTGGTTCGTATGTCTTTACAAATATATCTGCTTTACATGGATATATCTCGTCATTAACACCTCTAATGATGTAATCTCCACCTTTTCCAATCATTACACCTTCCAGCGTTTTAATTTCACAATAAGCTTCATCAATTCCGTATCTTTTGTAATTACAATTATGAAGAATAATATCATTAGAAGATACTTTATCCATAAACCAATCTGGTATAGGGTCTACATAAAATTTAAATGCTTCTATTACAACTGGTTTCTTCCTATACTCCATCATTCATCCTCCTATCCAAATATCCATTTCATTCAGATTCATGTTTAATGTGTAATTTCTATATAACAAAGAAAAAAAGCACCCGTTATGGATGCTTAATTACTAAATCTCTTATTACTATCTATAGGTTTTATTTCTGAATACCCATTTCCTAAATCAACAATAATTTTATTGTCTCTGAGGTCAATTGAATTATTCATTTTAAGTCGTTCTAAAAACGATTGATTTTTATGTGGATTTGCTAAGTATCTTCTTGATAGCCTTTTATCCTTTTTATGCATATTATCTCCTCCTTCGTTAACCAAAACAAAAAGCCATCACCGAAGTGACAGCTCTCAAGGGGATGGGAGAAACATTCACGAAAGAGGAATTTCGCAATCATTTCAAGGTTGATCACTCTCAACCTTCTCCAAGCCACCGCATCAACTAGTATGGCTACACGCCCTGTGTTCAGTGACTGGGAGAAGACTAAGAATCTTCTCGTTTATACTCCGTAGAGCTGGCTCAATACTTTAGCTACTTAATGTCATTTTCACCTTTGCTGGCCATTTCTGCTTGATAATGTGATTATATCCAGAGGGAATATGTTTATTCCGTCCCCCTGTTTGAACCAACACATAGAACTTAGGGGGAAGTTCAGCTGTATTAGCTCAAACAAAGAGCGGAAGCTCTCTGCACAACGAAAGATGTGAGTAATTCGTTGAAAGTGTAAAACATTTCGTCCAAATCGTTGAATAAAAACCTATTTTAATTTTGTTTACTGTCCATAAATACGATGTTCATTCAATCATGAACAACCACCCCATTCCATTTCCAGAAACAAACAACAGAGAGTAATAGACTTATATTCACTATCAACCCAGGGACGCATTCTGAGCTGAATGGTAAATATAATAGAAACAGTATGACGAATGCGAGTGATCTCACACCCGCCACACTGGAATATGTCATTGTAATTTATTGGTCTTTTCGCCTTAACGCGGGTTCGTACCGCCTTGCCCGCCCTACTATGCGGTATACGTTACCGTGACATTCTCGCATAAGAACGTTTCACTTATAGGTGTACTAATCCTCTTCGATATGCGGTTGTCAAAGGGCTGTCCAAAAGCTCTCGAATGAGCTTGTAAGATAATGATAATTTGAAAACCACATTCATTTGTTCCTCACTTTCTTCCGTATTTGTTCCCATTTTGTTCCCGATTTTTTGTTTATTTAAATCATACGTAATGCTGTAGCAATTGCCATAATTGCACTTTTCTTTTGGTAGTAATACCACTTATGCTCTAGCATCATTTGAGCTTTGATTAAAGTGTCATTCATTACCCCGCCTTTTAAATACTTTCGCTCAATGATCTCTTTTTGCTCAGGATCTAATGAGTGGTCTAGCGCTCTTTTAATCTGTAAGTACTTATAATCATTCAATTTCCTTGTATCACGTAATTCAGGGAATAACTGAATACTTTCTCTCTCACACTCAGTTTGATTTTCCATACGTACAGCTAGAGCTTTATAGTCACGCAACACCTTTACTACTGCTTTTTGAATTAACTTATACTCCTTATCGTCGATTTCTGGAAAGAATGCTAATTGCTCCATCTGTAATCCCCCTATTTCTGAATTTGTTTTTTTACATTCACATCAGGTACGTGAAATTTTACTATCTCTTTGTTGAATAAGGGAAACATGCATAGCGAGTAGCCCCCACCATCCACTCTGCATGGTTCCGTTATCCATTAAGCTTTTAATAAATTTCGTTTCTTGTTGGCCATCTTCTCTTTTGCTGCTTCAATGTTATTTGCTACACTTTTATGGTCCTGATCAAATTGAATCATTCCGTCAAACATAACTGGAGTTACCGTTTCATCAATGTATTGTAAGTAATCCACTGGCGCTCGTTCCGTCTGTTCTACTAAATACCCATAAATATCAAAATCTGCTCTTGGTATAGACTTCTTGCCCTTTGGTTGTTGAGACATCCTTACGTAAGATTGAATGACTGATAGTGGTATTGCGAATGTTGACTGATACTTGGTAAATCCAATAAGGAAGAAACAAATTGCCCCCATTTTCTCTGCTTTCTCCAGGTAATCCAATTGGTGCTGCGCAATGTTCTTTAGGTCAAATCGATTTATTTCATTTGTAGACTTCGCTTCAAATGCTATAGCTCTTCCTCTATATACACCATCATAATCTACTGTACTTTTAGATTCGTAATAACCATCCTTCACACGACCATATACCATTTTTAACACCTTCACAGGAGTTGGACGCTTGTTTATAAGCGCCACTCCCTCACGTTGATACATTTCATTCGATAGATTGATAAGCTTCTCAAAAGCCATTCCACGGTTACCTTGTCCCATTTTTATTCCTCCATTTCTTTCTTACAATCTTCAAGAAAATCAATAACTTCCTGTACATGATCCCTCGTTGTCATACTCTCCATCACATGTCCTTCATCGTTGTAAACATTAACCTTATCCCCTGTAAACTCCATTCCGCACATTCCGTCTGTACCTAATAGCTTTACGTTACCTTCCATTCTTTTAACCTCACTTTCTATTAGAAGATTATTTTGTTTGGTTTTCTAGAATCTCTATTTTTAATGTACCCTTTTCGATAATGATACTTTCGTTCGTATCATCATTAGAAATAATCGTCATTTCGTTGTTATGATGCTCTATCCTTAAATCTTCTCTTGAAGCGTTAATAACTAACTCCTCATACCCTTCGCCATAACAGTAAGATGCGCCACTAATTTTAATATCCATTTCCCTCTTCCTCCTCTGAATAAAACTCAATATTCCGTCAATAATATAGATAGGCGATAGCCAGAACTCATTTAATGAAGTCCCTAGCCTTTCTCCCAGTTCCCCCTTGGAGATGAGCAGTTAGCTTTTGCTAGCTGCTCTTTTTATTGGTTCGAAATCTCTAAAGAAAACATCTTCTGGTACTGGATGGATGTATCCATCAGGGTATTTAGCCCAGCAATACCAATCGTTCGGGTTAATCTCAACTAAATGGACAATCGTTCCATCTTCGTGTCTGTATGGTTCTGGTGGATCAATAACCATATCCATTCCCCTTTTCTACAAAATGAAATTTTTATTGTATTTTGTACGATCCATAAATTTCAGATTGATATTTCCGTTGTGTTTCCCTTTCTTTCCATAAATGCTGATCAAAACTTATTGAATCCTCATCAATCCAAGTTCCTTCTCTATACTTCACATAATCAATCTCGAATTTATGACCTTTATATGCTGCGTGGCATCTAGGCATATGTTTTCTACACCAAAGCTTGTCCACTGTTTCAAAAAATGGTGAATATATGGATGGTATTAACTCAGCTAAATGACCGCCATCCATAATAACTTCGCCTAATTTCGCGCTGCCTATGATATTATTCTTATCAATTGTGTATGGTCTGTAATAATCAGTCCCTAACCATTCAAGATAATCATCAAAGTTAAACGCTGGGCTTGATGGATTAACAATTCTATGTTGAAACTTTCGGCATACATTGTTTTTTTCACTTATTATTATTTGATCGTTTTTTAATAGCTTGCATGTTCTATCTTTAAAATACTTACATTGACTACATAACACTCGGCAACCATCGTATTTCATGCATTTTCCTTTCAAATAACTATTTTGTTTTAATTTGATCTACGGCATATTCTCATAAATCCATTGGATAACCCAAAGTAATGAACCGCCTATCAAAAATAATCCACAAATAAGAATTGCTACGCTTAAAATACCTAAAGGTATCGTTAAAAACCCCTCTATAAACGCTTCTTTTGTCTTCATCCCTCTATGTGTTGTTCCCCAGTAATAACTATCTTTCATATTATCGATTGAAAGATATAAGGAAATGATTATATAAGCTATAAAAATCAAAGTTATCAATTTATCACCTCTTTTCTATTTAAATAACACTTTGTTTTATTTACTCCCTATTGCTCTTAACCGCTCTTGCATTTCCCAAATACCTGAATGAACCTTCTTAATTTCTTCCTTCAACTCTTTTGGAACCTCTTCAACAAGTTCTAATACTGTATTCGCCCAACTCATCTTGCTAGAAGCATCCCCCATGTACGCTAACGCTTGAAATACATAATCATCTTCTTTACCAATCTTCTTTAAATTTTCAAGGTTTGGTCGATGATCTAACACATTATCTGAAAATGGCATTTAATCTTCCTCCTTTTCTACCAAATAACGCTTTTGTTCAGTTTGCTAACTTATTCGGTTCAAATTCTTTCATTTTTTTATGGATACTTTCCAATTGCATTTCCCCTAAACGTTGTAAGTCATCCAATGATTCTATTTTTTCTTCTTTAATTAGTTGTAAAATTGAAGCCCATGCTCCAAATCTCCCATTTAGACTCCAATACAGTTGTCCACCTTGTAATTTATCACTCAATCCATTCCCTCATTTCTTAACAAAATTCAAATTTGGTCTTACTTTACGCCCGTACTGCCAAATCCACCTGTGCCACGATCACTCTCTGATAGCTTGTCTACTTCTTTAAAATGTGCTGTTATTACTGGCGCTATAACCCCTTGAGCAATCCTTGTTCCTCGTTCAATTACATGCGCTTGCATATTAATCGCTTTAGGGATTTCAGTATTATCAACCAGCACCCCAACTTCTCCACGGTATCCACTATCCACCGTGCCAAGAACAACTCTTAGCTTTGTATTACGCGTCATACCGCTACGCGGGCGAACCTGCAATTCATATCCTGGTGGAATCTCGAAAGCTAATCCAGTAGGAATTACTTTAGTTTGTCCTGGTTCAATAATCATGTCCTCTGCTGCTACAAGATCAAAACCAGCATCGAATTCCCTAGCGTATTTTGGCAACTCTACATCTTTATTAAGCTTCTTCACTTTTACTCTCAATTTCATTTATTCATCATCCTCTTCAACGATTTCATTTAATGTTGCATATTTACCATGTAGTTCAATGGCTTTTTTATTGTAGGCCTCAGCTGCTTCATTTTTGCTTTCGAAATAACCCAATCTATATCGTTTGTTATCTTTGTTTACGTACGCTTCCCATTTCTTTCTCTCCTTTCTCCAACTAACTCCCTTGTATCCACTTGTACTATTGTTTTGGACTAATTTATTCATGCCGTTTTGGCTGTTATTTACAATACGTAGGTTTTCTTTTTGATTGTTGAGCCTGTTCATATCTATATGATCAACCTGTTCGCCCTTTTTCGCCTTCATAATCACACGATGCATAAGTTCGTTTCTTTTATTCCTACGTCTTGCTGCGTATCCTGGACTTTGATAACACCAACTGGTTTGCATCAAAGTCTCATAGTCTTCATCATCAACTAAAGCAATCTTTCCTTTCGTTAATCGAATCTCTTTCATTCCATTACGCTCCTTTTAATGAACCTTCAATTTGTTTCTTACGTGTAATTAAATCGTATAAATTACCTTCTGTTTTCTTTTTCTCAAGACCCAACATATTTAAATGTAGTTTCATGTTGCTTATATCTGAATTAACACTTTCTAGTTCTGATTCGAGTTGAATTCTGGTTTCTTTCTTCATGCAATCCCTCCTACAGTCCTAAATGCTCCATGATTTTGCCAATGTTCTCATCGAAACCTCGATACACGTTTCCACCTATAATGAAAGTTGGTAAGGTGTTAGATTCATAAACTTTAGTCAACACTTTTCTATGCATTGGAACTTCATCAACATTTAATTCTTCAATATCAACCTCAACTGGACAATTCGCTAACATTTCCTTCGCTCTTTTGCACTTACCGCAATTTTCACCTGTATACATAACGATCTTAGTTGCCATTCTCTTCATTCTCCTTCGCTTCTGCTAGTAATTGAGTAATTTCGTAAGTCCCATGCTCTGTATATTTCATTGTTCTTCCTCCTTGTATTTAGATAAGATAGTTGTTAATGCAATTGCCGTTCCTTCATTCGCGATCCATTGTCCCTTATAAAAACCGGATAACCCCAAATCTTCGTTATCATAAGCTGTATCAGCTTTCTTTCTGTTCTCCACTGCTGATTGTTGTAAGTGTTCTATATACTCTTCAATCGCTTCCCTCATTCTCCCCATCTCCTTTGATTAATTCGAATAGTTCCTGTTCACTCATTTCATACAACTGACGCCCTGTATTTTCTTCCTTGTAAATCCCTTTATGCAGTAGTACTTCTATGTAGATTCGCTTTTTGTTCACGATTGAAATACCTCTTGTTTTTTACTACTGGAATTGTCATTGCATCTTCTTCGCTCCAACCATTATGGATACGTTGGTAATATGTGTTTTTGCTGATTCCGTTTTTAATCGCTATAGCTAAGTTGCTGTTGCTTTGTTTGATTGACTGTTTCGTGGCAGCTTCCATTGGGTCAAAACCTAAATTCATAACCCTGTTATAAAACTTTTGATAAGTAATTCCGTTTCTTTTAGCAATTTTTAATTCTTCCTTATACTCTACAGAAAACTTCCTATTCTTTAATGGCTTTGTTGCTGCTTCATACGTGTTCATACCGCGTTCAATACGTTTGTAAAATGTTCTCTTACAAATCCCATTATTTAAAGCCATTTCTAGTTCTAAAGACATATCAGAACGCTTTGTTGCCGCTTCGTGCGAATCCATTCCTTTTTTTATCCTTTTAATATACGTTTGGTAGCCAATGCCATTTTTTTCTGCCAATAATACCATTGCTCTATTCTGTTTTCCTTTACTCGTTTTGTGTAATGGATGTGAAATAGCTTTTTCAATACTCCAACCGTACTCATATACTCTTTGATCTACGTTCTTTTTAGAAATCCCATTTCTATTAGCTAGTAAGTAATGTTCATCCGTTACATATACATTTGTCATTTTAGGCTTCCTCCTTATCTTTCATTGAGCAACGTCTTCCTGTATTGATTACTGGCGTTGTCGCCGCTCGTTTCATGTCCCATTTTTGAGTGCGGATCCGCGATATAAAAGTTTGGTAACCAACTCCGTTTTTCTTTGCGATATTCAACCAAGTCTTTTCTGTTTCCCCTTTTCGTCTCGTAGGCTTAGTTGCTGCATCTTTACAATTCCAACCAAGATTATTTACCCTGGTGTAAAATGTGTTCCTATTTATTCCGTTTTCTGACGCTATTTTTATCCATTTACCATGTTTCCGTTCATATTCGTGTCTTACTGTTCCAATGGGTGCTGTTATCGCTTCTTCCACATCCCAATCAAAGTCATACACTCTGCTTTGTAGTCTTTTTCTGTTTATCCCGTTAGCTGCTGCCCTTGCATATTCATCATCAGTTAACCAACGATCTAAAGCCATTCCCTTTTCCCTCCTTAAATAATTTCTTTCAATTCACCGTTTTCGTCATAGCGATTCCCTTGCTTCCCTGGCGGCTTCGTAGCTGCTAAATGATATGACCAACCTCTTTTCAATCGGCTATAGAATGTGAAACGCGATATTCCGTTCTGCTCTGCTACACGCATCCACTCTCCATGTTTTCTATCAAAGTCCATTTTCTTTGTGCCAACCGGTTGTGTTATTGCTCTTTCGATATCCCAGTCATAACGGTATATACGCTCCTGCAACCTTCTTCTATTAATCCCATTTAATTCAGCTTTTTTATAATGCTCGTCCAAGATAAAGAAGTTCATCACTATTCCCCTTTCTTAATCCAATGCCATTATTTCTTCTAACGATCTATCTGATATATAAGTATCAATAACCTGAATCTCTCCATATTTATCTTTAGCCATTCCCACGGCTTCGCTCTCTGACTTCGCTTCAAACCATCTAAGCTTCCATTTGTCATCCTTGTCGTAAAACTCTACTGAATACGTTATGACGCTTGTGTCGCGCCGCAAGAACTTTTCAGCCGTACTCTTTGCTGTGTAATCAAAACTCCCGACAACATCCTCTAGCGTTAGTTGCTTCATGCTACTTCCCCGGCTTTCTCTAACTGTTGTATTCGATACGTTTCCTTTAGTCTTTCAATGACTTCCTGGCGTCTTCTATCCACCTCTTCGGTTGTTATGTTTGCTGCTTCGCAAACGCATGGTCCAAATTGATACATACCCGTTCCAATGTCGTTCTGAATTACTCCCGTTCCATTACATGCACACATTTCAATTTCCCCCTTTTAAAATGGCAATGCCTTTCTTCTGTAATCCTTTGTTTCTTTGAAAGTGATCGTTCTGAAATTATTAAGAATTCGTGATACAATTCGTTCGTCGTATGCCTCGTCTAAACGCTTTCCTGTGAGGTTTGTAGTGAAGATAGTAGATTTACCTTGCCTTCCATCGAAAACATCGAATAGCACCCTATTAATGAAGTTTGTCGCTTTTGTATTCGCATCTAACGCGCCTAACTCCGCTCCCAAATCATCGACTATTAATACTTCCGCCCTTACTAATCCTCTTATAATTGCATCTTCAGTTAATGTAGAATCTTTACTGAACGTACTTTTAATCTTTCGTAGCAATTCACCAACTGTAACGAAGACAACTGACTTCCCTGCTCCTGCGAGTTGATCCGCTATAGCGTAAGCAAGGTGTGTTTTCCCTGCTCCGCAATTCCCGGCCATAATCGTATTAAACACTTTGCCGTTGAGATAATCTGTTGCGATGACCTTTGCGAGCTCAAGGTTCTTCGCTCCTTCCTTGTTAGTAGGTTCGTAATTATCGAAATTAGCTTTCTTAATGTTGCTATCCGCAATCATGCTTTGTTGATGGAACATGAACTTCTTCTCATTCGCTTTATCCGCATCATATTTTGCTTGTTCTTGTTGCTGAAGCTTCTTACTTTCGTTTTCAAGGAAGCATCGAGGGCAAACAACTTGTCCGCCGAACTTCATCTTATTCATGCCATGCGTATCGCACACATCAGAATCCATAGTCATATTCACCTTTTTGGCTATATCGGTTGGTATTGCTGCTGCCGCTCTCTGCATTGTTCTTCGCTCCTTTATTTCGTTGGTATTCAGCTTCTAAAGCTTCCACATCATCCAAAGTCTTAATGTTCTTGTTAGCCCACTGTTTCAAGATGCCTTCAGCGTAATTCCATTTCTTCTGTTGCTTTAATGCACGTTCCATAGCTGCAATAACAAGTTCTTCGCTTGTATCTTTAATCCACTGATCTATGCCATCTGCCATGAATGGATTTAAAACTCCGATGTTGCTTTCATAGAATGAGAAGGGATTCTTCTTACTACTACTTATTGTTAAATTAGTATTGTTAAGATTAGTATTGTTAGGGTTCACCTGGTGAACAAGGGCTTGTTCATCTCTTGAACAACCCTTGTTCATCTCTTGAACCACCTTGTTCACTGGTTGAACAAGGGTACTAATATCATTGATGTAGTATACGTTTGAAGCGTGCCCGCCATCTTCACCATTCCTCTTTTCTTTGAAGACATATCCGCATTCGATAAGTAAATTTAGAGATTTGATAATTGTATTTTTGGACATTCCTACTTTCTTTCCGATTGTCGCTAAAGAAGGGAAGCAACTTCCTGTCTCCTGATTTAAATGTCTGCAAAGTACCATGTATATTGCCATTTCCTTATGAGAAAGCCTTGTGTCATCTACAATCTCGTTATCTATCATGAAAAATCCGCGTCTTCTTCTATCTATTAATGTCATTAATTCACTTCCCTTTCGCATACCGCTATGTCGCCTTGAATTTTGATTATTTTATATCCTGGGTAGCGATCGGGGGTAATGTACTCAATCGCCTTCGCTTTCGCTTCTTTTTCATTTCGCGCGCCCTTCCACACCCAGGAGGGCAAAAGCACACGAGATTTGTTATCTTCATTAATGAACATCTTTTAGCCCTCCCTTTTGGTTATGTCTCAATGCGCCTGGTTTACTTATTAAAGCCTTTCCTCTATACCCCCGATAATATCTAGTAAAAACAGTTCCTTTATTTAAGGAATAACGTTCCACTATTTCGGGGAGCGTTAACATTTCACCATCAATCTCTACCTGTATAGTGTTTCGTTTATTTCTTTGTTGAAGTGATTGAGTGATCCATCTACAATTGCTTGGTGAGTAATTTCCATCAACATCGATACGGTCTATTGATAAATCATCCTTATAACCGTTGTTCACAGCCCACCAATAAAAGTTGTCGTAACTTTCTAGCCATTCATCACAAACTCTGATTCCTCTTCCACCGTAATGTTTATAAGCATCAGTATTAGGGTTAGAGCAACGTTGTTTCATACCATCAAATATTTTATTAAGTCGTTTGTTATATTTTTTCCCTTTAGATCTCGCTTCGCTAAGAAGTCTTGATTTTTGGCACCCGCAACTTTGAACGATTCCTTTTTCTAAATGGTGTTTTAGGAATGATTTTTTGTTGCCACATTCGCAGACACACTCCCAAAAACTATTTCCTTTGTATTCAATTGCTGTTAGAAATCCGAATTTCTGGTTCGAAATGTCTTTACGTTTACGTGACATACAATTTCACTCCTTAACCTGCTTGGCTATACTGCTTTTCCCATCCCATTAACACTTCGATCGCTTTTGATGCGACCTGCGAGCTAATCTCGCTTAGATTGTCAGTACCGATATTACCTTTCAATGTATCTTCAATCGTTTGTTTATCAGTCTTCGCTAGAGCTGAAATGTGCGCTATTTTCGCGTGTATCATTTTTAACTGCTTTTCGGATGCTTTGCCATTACTGCTGTTTCCTTGCGGTTTGTTCGGAACTTGTCCACCGTTACTTTTTTGATTAGGTTTGTTACCTTTCCCATAAGTAGCGCCGTTTCCGTCATCATCTTCCCCTGTATTTAAGCTAAGGAATGCTGCCAGTGAATATCGTCTTGCGTATGTGATACAACTTCCTACTGCTTGCGGATCGTTCTTAACTGGCTTCATTGTTAGTTCATCTGATTCAAGCCATTCGCCAGTTTCATGTAACAGAAGTGTTTTTAGTGTTACGTTTTGACCGTCTCCGCTTGGTATTTGCATAATACTTAACCCATGTTTAGAAAGGATCGGTCTAATTTCATCTATAATCGTGTCTAGCGTTGCATAATTGTTTTTAAAGAAAGGATTGTCTGCATCCTTAGCGATTTTATTAACCTCTGAGTTGAACAAAACCAATGATTTTGCTAATTTAGAAATCGTTTCACTTCTGTTCATCGGATTCTCACGCCTTCACTCTGACGTAATGTAATTCCATCCCAATGCATTCCGTCTTTAACCGCTGCAAGTAATGACTTTTTATCAACTTTAGGCGGCTGAGGAATCATGTATTCAGGCGGTACAACCGCATCCTCTGCGATGTCTAAGCTTGCTGGGTTCTTTTGAATTCCTACTGTTACGATTGTTCCTTTGATACGTTTTAAATCAGTTGCTGTCATTTGTTGATACAAGTAATCTTTTAATCCCTTACAATTGTTTTCTATCGCTTTTCTGCGCTCCGCCAGGCGTTTTTCTTCTGCTTTGATAGCATCTACATCAGCTTCAAGGTTACGAATTACTAACGCTGTGTTTTGCACTTTATTCTGGATACTTTCTTCAATAGCTTGCAATGTATCTGCAAATGCTGATGGATCTACACCATCCTCAATCAGCATTTGTAGTTCGTTCCAATTGTTTGTTAATTCATAAAGTCTCATTTTGTTCTCCCCTCCGTTAAGTTGATTGCTTTCCCTTGTGGTCTATCAAAAACAACTTTTAATGATTGAAATAACATTGATGAAAATTGAAGCATTTCATTTTGTTCATTAGTTAACGCTACTGGATATAACACTCCGTCTTTGCAATACATTAAAACCACGCCATCTTTCATTCTCATATCCTCCTAGAACGGCATTCCGCCATATGGTTTATTTGTTAAAACTGTAATTGCAAAGTCGAGATCTAACTTTCTTACGATGTCTTGTTCCTTTTCAGACATTTGTTTTAAAGTTTCGATTGCACGTTCCTTTTGTTTTTCTTGAACATCAACCATTTCCACATTCCTCCTTGTTTACTGTAAGAAACGACTGTGCTATAATAGAGGTACAAATATTGAGTCGTTTCATGAACCAGTCGATTAGGGGTAATCGACTGGTTTTATTTTGTTTTGATGCTTCGCGCATCGGAATATCCAGGAACCTTTGAATTAGGTGGGGACTAACATTAAATTCCTGAATATTCCGACAATCGAAGGCTTGTCTATATTTGTAAAAAAGTTGTATAATTATCCCATAAGGTTGGTGACTCGACCTTATACCCTTATACAAAGAGCCACGAGCCTTCACAACTCTTGGCTCTTTTCTTATTTAGCGAGAGTAATAAACTCCTTATGCATTTCCTCAACCTTATCTGCGCTGTTATGTATCCCTCTAGCTCGTAAATTCTTTATGATCCATGCGAGTTTCTTTTGTTCGTATTCATCACGTTGTTCTTTATTTGTCATCCCGTGACCATCCTGTCTTTTTGTCCCATACATCAATTCGGTGTACTAGGTATACGAATACACATATTATTGCTGCTACGATTGCTAGTGATAATGTGCTTTCTTCCATCATTTAAATCGCTTCCTTTCCAAGAAACTTATTAATGAAGTAAAGTTGACCTTTTCCCGTGACTTTTGTAGTAAACGATGTTACAAACTCGCCTTGGCTATTTGTTCTTACATATTCTTGTGATTCAAATAACTCTAAATCCATTGAATACTGTGTTGGCGTGTTGTAAAGACTGCCTTTCTTCTTGCAAAGGTATCCGTTTTCTCTGAACCATTCGAAGAGTCTGTTTTGACCTGTATCGATTCCTTTTTGTCTCATTAAGTTAGCTAACTGTTTGACGGTTATTAGGTTTGTTGATACTTGTACCGCTTCAGCAAATGTTACAAGCGGTTGTTGTTGTAAGATTGTTCGTTCCGCTTCAACTCGCTTTGCTTTCTCTTCTTTTAAGTTTGTAAGAAGTCCAATCATGAAGTCTGGATTTGTTACCGCTTGTTCCAGGACTTGATCTGTCATGTATGCTCCGTGTTTTCTAATAGAAGGAAGTACTTCACTTGTTACCCATTTTTTGAATGTTTTCGCTTCCTTTTTACGTGATCTTAAGATTGAAGAATACAAACCGGATTCGTTGATAACTGTTAATTTTTGTGCCCCTTGAACGGTCTGTATATTATGCAGACCCTTTTCATCTTCATCTAATGTTCTTGTCATTGCACTTGCTTCACTAAAACCTAAGATGTCAGATACATCTTTTGCTACAAACCAAACATCTTCACCTTGCGTTACCGTTCGAACCTGTCCGAACTCTTCATTATTGAAAACTTGTAATTGATTCATTTTCTTTTACCCCCTTTTAAAGTTTCACTCTATGAAACTTCATGTTTAAAATTTTTTTCCTGTTCTTTAAACAAGATTGATGTCTCTTTCCCTAAAACTTTTGATATTTTAACTGCCACGTCATAGTAGACTCTTAAATTCCAATTGATTATTTTATAACAGTATGACTTAGATATACCAACCATAACAGCTAATTCATGATATTTAAGTCCAGATTCTTCAAATGCTTTTTGAAGTTCTGTTTTTGCCGTTTCGTTCTGCATCTGATCACTCCCTTCTGATGCTTACAAACTTATTATATGTTTCATTGCATGAAACTTCAAGTACTTTTTTAAAAATAATTTCATAAAAGGAAACTTTTTTTCTCTTTACGCTTCCTCTCAGGAAACTCTATAATGAAATTAACGTAATTTACGATAAGTCGTAATAAGGGGAGTTTTTTGAATGGAAATGAAAGATAGGATTAAACAAATTAGGATAGAAAATAAAATGAGTCAAGAACAATTCGGTAAAGAAGTCGATTTAACTAAAGGAACTGTTTCGAAGTTTGAAAACGGAAAAGCGTTTCCAGGTCGTGAAACTATAGAGAAAATAGCGAAGAGATTTAATGTTACTGTAGATTATCTATATGGAGAAAGTGAAAAAGAAAATATTAATGACGATAAATATGAGAAGTTCAAGGAAATTATGGCATGGTTAGATCCTCTTCCGAAAGACAAAGAAGATATGGCATTAGATCAAATGTTAGCTATTGCTAAAGCTCTTAGTAAACACCATAATAAAATAGAAAAATAGCCTCCCGAATTAGGAATGGCTATTTTTTTTAATTTCCGCTATGTATTCATCTAACTTTTCTGGTGCGAATTCCTCAACTGCATCTAAAAATAGCATTACAATCTCTTCTTTAGTCATCCCCAACATCCTCCAGTATCTTCATAGTAATTTGTGAATTAATTCACATTCATTGAACTTTACTGTGTTTTTTATTAAAAGTTCAATAACTCCGAAAATGACGAATGACGTCTTCCGCAAGAGAAGACGTCATTCTTATATATATCTATAAAATTATTTAAATTCCTGTCCCTGGATCAGACATTTTCATAAGTAATGTCTGTGTTTGAGCATCCTTTGCTACTTGTTTAGGTTGCTCGTTCTGGTCTTTAGCAGGAGAAACGTATAATGCTCCAGCTAATGCCAAAGTTGTTACTAAAGCTAGTACTTTTTTCATATAGCATCACCCAACTAAATTATAGCATTTTTGGGACATTATGCCTAGGTTTTTCTTCGCTAGATATGAATAAAAAATATCAGAAGATCGCTCGAATAAATCTAAGGCATCGCTTAGTATTTGTGGGTCATTTCCCTTCGCTATCCCTAGATAAGTCAAACCGAAAGCGCTAAGTTTCCCTTTAGTTTTAATTACACTTTCTAATATGCTTATCGCTTTTTCGTAATTGCCTTTTTGTATTTCTAAATAGGCTTTTTCCACTTCATCTTTAGGTTGGATATTATTGATATCTACCTTCCAATGTATCTTCAAAAAGTCAATTGTATTCAATATCATGTTTTTTCGCTTTAACATTTGATTGCCAAGTCCATTCGTTATAATGCTCGCTGCTGCATTTAAATATCCTAATGATTTATGATAATCAGTAAAGATGTACGACTCTCCTAGTACACCATAAGCTGTTGCTTTAAAGATAGGGAATAATACATCTGAATTATCATCATTAATTATTTCATGACATACGCTTCTTAATCTTGGAATCTCATTACATGTTAATAATCCGTAAATAGTCGCTTCTTGTATTTTGAATTTCAAAAATTCCTTAGCGTAGTTATCTTCCAACTCTTCGACCTTCTCATGTAATTCTTCAGAAAGCCGAATCATCGACTTATAGTTTTTCTGATCATATCTAATATGAAGAAGTACAATACCCTTGAGAATCTCAAATTCAACATTTTTTGATTTAATACCCTCTACTTTTTCTTTATAAACCTTTAATAGCCCATCCCCAGATAAATCACCTTTGTAACGCAGATATATTAATCTACAAACCTTTTCCCAATCGTGCTTAATTGTTGTTTCGTTTAACAGTTCCGCTACGGTATCTAACTCCCCGTGCGCTAACAAATAATATACAGCTATCTTTTTATTACCCTGTCTCTTCAAGACGCTAGAATATTTACGGCAAAAACTCCTTCTTGCATTAACATCATCAGGATACACTTCTTTTAAAATTATTCCATACTTATTAAAAACGAGTTGATGTTTTCCTTTTAAGAATCTTGATAGTGTAGCACCATCAATGTCTAACCTTTTTACAAGTTGGGTCCTATTGATGTTTTTACTATCCATATCATCAGATATCTTGCTCAACACTTTTTGCATAAAATTGCTCCCCTTTTTCCGGAACAAAAGACACGTTATACCCAATTTGTTACATTTAAGGAAAACGCGTCACTATATCTAAGATGTATGTTATAATTATGTATGAGACTTATGACAAGTGTTTTCCCTACTCGCATTAGGGAGGACGGTGTAAGGGTGTTGCGAGCACCACTTGCACAGTCATGGGTCTTTTTTACGTCCGTTTATTTTAATGTTTTCATAATACCACATTTTTCCCAAAATTCAGTCGTGTAGTTATCAGACAATTATTGAGAAAGTTGAGAAACCGCTTTAAATCAACGTTTATCACATGATGCAAAAATAAAATATGCAATTTTGCATATGACGTTAGAAATACCCACATGCATATTTTACCACAAGAAAACGAACTTTTGTTCTGTTTTTTAATTTATTTTTAGTCGCAAAACAACTAAAATATAATAAATAGTTAATAAAACAACTTATTATAGTAGTATGATAGAGCAATATTTATACTTATATTACTATGATAATATTTGGTCAAACTTTAAAACAATTAAGAAAGTCACGTGATTTAACGCAAGTAGAGTTAGCTGAAGCTCTTAATTTAAGTCAGAGTCAAATTAAAAATTGGGAAACTGGTCGATTTCAACCAGATATTGAAACTTTAGCAAGCATCGCCTCCTTTTTCAATGTATCTTTGGACGTTCTTGTTGGCTTCTCTAACAATTTTATGGATGAACCAATACAACAAGTCATTTCTGAAGCTAGGTCAACGTATGGGGCGTTAGACGATGCTCAGAAAGAACGTTTTTGTAATCAAGTGTTGTTGTTTATTCGAATGATTAAAGATAACCAAGATACGTTCTGATTTGATTCCATCATAAAAGAAATCATTTCCATTTTCTAGAGGTAAAATTTTACATAATTTTACCAATTTATCCAACGAGAGCTTAGGCTCTCTTTTTTTATTTTCGTTCGACAAAAAATGACAATATTCGAATTAATAGTTTGCTATGATATTTTGGAAATCTTACATATTACATAATTGGAGGAAATAAATTATGAAGAAACCGTTCTATAAAAAATGGTGGTTCTGGGTTATCGTTGTAATCATCGTTGCAGCTGCTGCAGGTGGTAATAGCGGAGATAAAAAAGACGAAGCTAAAACGGCTTCTACTGAACCGAAACAAGAAGCTAAACAGGAAACCAAAAAGGATGAACCTAAAAAAGAGGAACCAAAGAAAGAAGAGCCTAAAAAAGAACTTTCTAAAGAAGGTGAATCTTCTAAAGTTAAAATCGCTGTAGGGTCAGTCGAAACTTTAGAATCAGTTGGTTCAGAACATATAAATGAAAAAGCTCAAGGAGTCTTTAAAGTTGTTGAGTTAACACTAACTAACAATCAAAAAGACGCAATTACATTAAGTAGTAATAGTTTTAAATTAGTAGATAGCCAAAATCGCGAATTTTCACCTAATTCTGCTGCACAAATTAAATTGAACGTAGCGAATGGCGGTAACTCTAAATTCTTATTAGAAAAATTAAATCCTGGTTTATCTCAAACTGGTAAAATAATATTCGATGTACCAAAAGACGTACAAGGATTAGTATTAAAAGCTCGTGGTGGCATGACAGGGAAAGAAATCACATTGAAGCTGGAATAGTTGAAGGCACTCGAAAGAGTGCTTTTATTTTGTTGAATTTACTGAAAAATATGATAAAATTACATATGAAAGATTAAAGATATATTTGTGGTTTTAAAAGTGATGTTATTAAAATTAAAGTGGTTCAAGTCGGAGGAAGGCACCTTAGGGTGTCTTTTCTTTTGTCCATTATATCCATTACGTACGCATTGATTTTTTATGTGCATTTGATATAATTACTGTATTAGTATTAAAGTAATACAGTATGTATATAATAAAAGAAGAGATGCGCTAACATCTCTTCAAGTAACTGCTACCGCGAAGATGGTTAGTTAGTTAGATTAATTTTTCTTTTTAAAAATCCACCCAATCAACTTCCCACGGTCGAGGGTGGATTTTTCATTGTCTTCATTCAAAAATTGTTTCTTAAACAAATGTGCCGATATTTCACGCACAATTGCCTTTGCAATTTCCTTCAAAAGTTCTACAATGAATTCCATGGCTATCACCTCCTCCCATTCAAAAATGGAAAGAAGCTAATAACCAACCACCCTCACAATATACAGTTAACTATATTCTACCATACTAGTACAAACTCACCAATATAAATTAAGATGCTTATTTCCTTAGATCAGTCTTCTCAAATTCTTCAACATCATGAAAACCTAAATCAAACAAATACAACATTTCTAATGTTTCTATAGCACCTATGTATTTTAAAATACTCTCAATATCTTTATATGATTGAAAATATAACGTTTTTGCTTTTGGTATTTTCCCATCAGTTTGCAACTTTTTCTTTTTAATCCCTAATTCTTCAAACATAAAATTATTTAAATGCTCCAAGATATCTGCGGACCCATGAATACGCATACGCGGTCTGACATAAACTTTATTTTTAGATCTTTTCTCTTTTATTGTTCCAAGATCATGCCTCATTAAAATATAAGTCTTCACAAATATTTCTTTATTAAATTCGCCATTGGGAAAAGGTCTAGATTTTTCTTTAATTGGATTCCAACCAAATTCTTTAATTTTCAATACAAAATCATGATCACTTCTAAATATACAATACCATTCTGTATACCCTTTTTCCTTACGATATCTTGATCTCGTTTGCACACCAAAGAAACTAGCAAATCTCATAACAATATCTTTAGATTTATGCGTAAAGTAAAAATAGCCTAATTTATCATAACCGTTTCGCCACACCATACCTAAAGCCTCTGAAAACGTATCTGTTTTAATAAAATCATCTATCCAATTTTTTTCTATAAGATTATTAGCCATAAAATATTCCCCTTAAATTTTATCCTTCTAATCAATTGTAAAATAAAACTTTATTTCTATAAACAAGCAATTAACCTTTTAAATTTCACGTACTATATCAGATGTGTAAAACCAAATTCCGCAATAAGGCCTATTCTACCATCCGTCCCCTTACCCTCTAACCAAGTAAGAAATAAATTCCTAATTTATTCCACTATCTTAATGAATCAACCCCCAGGAGTTAAACAATCTCATGTTTTTCTGCTTTTCTTCATAATTAAGCTTGACTGAAGGTCTTGAGGGTTTTTATCATGTGGGAACGATTATGGAACACGGCTGGAAGGCAGATTTATCCCCTACTTTGAAAGATCACAAAAAAGTAATCGATCAAAATAGATGGATAAGCGTCTTAGTTTTCGCCATGCGGTCACTTATAAGGTATCCGTATGTATAGACCCTGCTCACTCAACGATTTTCACCGCATACATCCTTTTACTATGGCTTGTCCTTGTAATATCGTCCCTACACGACAAACTGAATGTACTCCCTAGCACCTTGATGCTAACGATAACCACCCGAACCTTTTAGGGATTCGTCCCTGGGCACGTTCTCGCCCTCCCTCACCAGAAGAACAGGATTCCAATGAGGGGTGCTGTTTTTGTAGGCGCATACTCTGTACCCCCTGCACGACCAACAGCTAGCCACGCACGTAACACGTTCCCTCTATATAGAAGCACGGAATTACGGCTTATCAGTTTTTATTTACGTGGTATCAGGCAATTCCACGCGAACAAAAAACAAAAAGGCATCCCAAATTCCTAAATGGCCTGTAGATCCACAAGACTTCTAGGTTTAGAGATGCCCGTTATATATCTTTTGACTACAAAAAATACAATTCTAGCATTTACTAGTTGAATTTTAGTCAAACAATAGATAAAATGGGTATATCAAAGAAGCCTCGTGAAAAGGCATAGTTGTTTAAGAAAGTGATGGTACACTACTTAAACGTAAACACTGTGGGTTAATACAGTTCTTTCTAGTAAGTGTTGGTTGCAATTACTAGAACTAAGTCATTCCCGCTAATGGTTGGCGCCAATAGCATATGGGAGTGGCTTTTTGTTTTGTGTTCATATTCAATTGTTTTGCTCAATCTATTATGTAGATTTGATTTATCAAAATATGTTTTGTTTTGTAGAATGATGCTTGTTGTGTACTACGTTACAACAGGCTTTTTTGTTTGTAAATACCTCTATAAGCCAGTTCTATTCCCCTCTATCTAAAATTCTAATTTCATTTTTATACTTTTATAAATTTATACTTTTATAAAAATCTAGTTTTTCAAAAATAGAATGATAGTTTTTTTATACTTTTATAAAATTATAAAAGTATAAAATTATATTTTTATAAAAAATACGCTAATAAAGCTTTATAATATAACGTTTTGAAATTAGTTTTTAAAAACTATCCTCTATCGATTGCCTAATTTTATTTTTTTTATAAAAGTATAAAAGTATAAAATTATACTTTACCGTTGGTTTGTTGTGTTATAAAATCAAATTATAAATTTATAAAAGTATAAAAAAACTTTTTTTACGAGGTGACGGAAAATGTGCAAGGTTATCACCACTGGGAACTTCAAAGGTGGAGTTGGAAAGACAACCAACGCTGTAATGTTAGCTTATACATTCGCAAAACAAGGAAAGAAAACTTTATTAGTAGATTTAGATCCACAAGCAAATGCGACTGATTTACTATTTAACACAATGAAAAAAATATATTCAATTGAACCAGAATTCAAAAGAACATTAGCGATGGCTCTTATAGACGCAAACTTACAGAGTGCGTTGATTAATGTACTACCAAACTTAGATTTGCTTCCTTCTTACGAGGATTTACAAACCTACGAGAAATTCCTATTCAGAAATTTTGAAGATGACTTCTCACAAGATACATATTTTGCAAAACAGTTAAGTACAATCAAAGAAAATTATGATTACATTTTTATTGATGTGCCTCCACAATTAAATAAATTTGCAGACAGTGCCTTAGTCGCTAGTGACTACGTAATGGTTATATTACAAACACAAGAAAGATCATTAAAAGGTGCTCAGAAATACGTAGAGCATGTATTCGCGTTAGCAGATGATTACAATTTACCATTAGAAATTATTGGGGCGTTACCTGTACTGATGCAAAACGGGAATGAAATCGACAAAGATATTCTTCAAGAAGCAGAAGAGATTTTTGGTAAAGCTAATGTATTCAATAACATCATTAAACAGATGGCACGTTTAAAGAGATTTGATAGAACGGGAATCACTTATAATCTGAAAGATGTTCATGATAAAAACGTTCATACTGTATATCAAAACATTGCAGGTGAAGTCGAAAAAAGAATCGAGATTTTGGAAGGAATGACAACAGTAAATGGATAACAATTTGAATATAGACAAAGAACAACTTGGTATGAGAAGAAAAAGAACTGAAGGTTCTGTTACGATTACACCAGAAAGTAAAGAAGAGCAGGAACGTACTTTCCCTGAAGATGATAAGCTCTTTGAAAAACCAAAGAGAAAACTAACTACGAAAGAGTTACCAAAATCTTTCCGTGTCTCATTAGAAACACACACAGCAATATCAACACTTGCTACAATTGAAGATATGAAAATTTATGAAGTAATAAATATGTTAATCGAAGAAAAAGTTGCTTCATTACCTACACCAAAACAAAAATTAGTAAAAAACGCTGTAAAACAAGTTCTTGAATCGAAGAAAAATCGAGAATAGGAATGAAGTTAAACTTTATTCCTATCTAAATAAACGTATTTATAAATTTATAAAAATATAAAAGTATAAAATTATAAATTTATAAAAAAGGAGTGGTACCTTTGGAAAATAAAAGTAAATCTTATGTAGTAACTGTGACGCCTATTACTGAAAGTTCAGCTTCAACTATTCAAAGTGATCAGACTAACACAAAAAAGGAAAAACAGACACCAGAGAAACCCGATCAACGTTTAGTTCCATCTAAAACAGCTAAAATTTCACCTGCTGTTTTGCTAAAGTTAAATACCCTTAAGCCGTTTATTCAGGAACAAGAAGGTATGGATAAAACATCAATTAATAACATTATTGATATGTTGGTTGAACACTATATAGATGCAAACTTAAAAGATCGACATTCTGAAGCGTATAAAGATATGTACAAGCGTCTTTATGAAACGTTAGGAAATAAATAAAGAAAAAAAGAAGTGTCCTTGTTTTTCATTTAGGATACTTCTTTTTTGTCTCTCTCACCAGAACTTCCACCACGGCTTTTTCTTCTCTTTAGCTGCAGCAACCTCATCCCGAAATTCCTGCATCAATCTCTTCGTTTCCTGCATCTCACGTAGCGTCTTCATCAGCGTCTCATCCCGTGCTTCCAATCGTTTTTCCACTCGCTCATTATGCGCTTCTACACTCGCTTTGATTTCCTCGTTACTTTGCTTTGCCTGCTCACTCAATCGCTTCTCCATCGCTAACATGCTTTGATTCATTTCTTGCGCCATAACGCTGTACTGTTCCTGCAATTGCTGTTTAATGTGGAATGGCACCAAATCCGTTTCCTCAGCTTCTTCTTGAATCAGATCCGGATTAACTTTTCCTATTTGCTGCGCAATCATCTTCGCTGCTTTTTCTAGTGTCATACCGTCATGCTTACTAAGCTCAATTAGCTTCTCAATAACCATAATGTCACTGTCTGTGTACTGGCGTCTGCCACGATTATTCTTCTTCACTGCGAATCCTTCTCGTGACAGTACTTCCATGTACTTTCTAAGGGTGCTATCGGATATTCCTAGTCGTTTGTATACTTCACTAGCAGAATAAACAATTTCGTCCGTCATAACGTCACAACACCTCCTAGTGAGAGTATTCAATGGTAGGTATCCAAATCCTCCAATCGAATAACAAAAAATATGTTATCATCTTTATAATTAAACAATTGATTCTATTTTTAAGGGGGATTTGTATGCCTGAAGAGTTAAACGGAAATGGGAAATTTGAATTTATTAGCACAGAAAATCTTGAAGGTAGTTTTAAAATTAACTTAGATGTCCAGAATCCATGGGATAAAAATAAAAATATAATTATTGGAGAATTCAATGGGATTGCTCGCGATGAAATTATTAATATGGATTTATTTTCTCCGTGGAATTTTACAGGGACTACTCTAGAAGGCACAAAAGTAACCGGAACTAACTTAGCGCTAATAGGTACAAGTGAAAAAATAGAAGATAATAAATATAATTGTACCTTTGAAATTTCTCAACTTATACTTGGAGAATCACAAGAGTGTGAATACTTTGAGTTTTGGATACCTAATTTCATTATAAAATTTGATCAGATATCTGATTGCCCCGCTGGACAGGTAATACACAATAAAACTTATTTAAATTTAGATTTTAAGCAAGAAAGTTTCTCTATTGAATTGACAGGTGTTAATGGTCTAGGTTCAGACAAAAACATATTAAAAAGACAAGATGATTTTATTAGTGTAAAAGTAATTATTAGAAAGCAAGGCGGTTTATTAACCTATGACTTAGCAACAGAATTAATGGACATTTTACTAGATTTATGTTCAATTGCTTACGGATGTAAATTAAAATGGACAAATATGCTTGGTTATACTAACGATTGCGAGATATTCCATTGTATCCGAAAAATAAGACCTGATGTATTAAACCCTTTTAGAAAGCTAATTAATGTTAATTGGCCAAAGCGTTTAGCATATTTCATCCAAGATTGTTTCCCGGTTTACTCCGCTTTCAATAACGAAACTATAATCTCAATTAGAAAATTAACAGAAGGTATTCATTTAGCTAGTTCTAAGTTGGTATTTCCAATACCCTTCATAATTATAGGTTCAACTATCGAGGAGTTTGTACAAAGTGAATTAGGGGATATAGACGTTAATTATATTACGAGAGCCGATAGAAGACAGACTTATTCGCATTTCAAATCTCTCATGGAGGAACATATTGATCCATTATTGTCTGAGGAAGACCGTACAGAATTAATGAGTAATCAAACACTTCCTCATCTATGGAAAGTCCTTTTCCAAAGAAACCTTCACGCAAGAATTACAAAATTACTTCAAGAGTATCAATTAGAATTCACAGATGAACATATAAAAAACTTTGTCAGAAAAAGAAATAAAGCAACCCACGGAGGTTATGGATTTTCATCTTCAGATTATATAATCTGGTCTTATATGGTAACCCTATTAGAAAAGGTATTATTAAAAAAGTTGCAATATAATGGTGAGTACATTGACTACTCTACTGAACCACCAGAATTAAAGAGATTATCTGTAGATGAATTATAAAATAAGCACCCTTTTTAAATAGGGTGCTTATTTTTCATATTGCTTTAGCAATCTCAACAAGCAACCTCATAAACAACGGAATCATCTGAACTACAATATAACCAATCCCTGCCCTTGAAATCAGACTGAATCCCCGTTCCTGACTACCAACCATAATAAATAGCCCGCCGCATAACGCTACAACGGATGCAATTGGATAGGATACTGCTTTAATCAAGAAAATAACCGGTTCAAACGCATTTACAATACGATTGTATAACTGGCCATCTATATAATTCTTTATTGCTCCATCATTGGACTGTACATCTTTAAATACTTCATTCACATCTGGATTATTACCATCAGCAAATACATGAGGAATATCTATAATGTTGCTGAATATAATAGCACTACCGATTACTAATGAAACGCGCACTGCGACAGGTGCGTATTTTTTTACTTTCTTTTTGAACAAGCTCCACTTTTTCTTCGCTCCATAGTTACCATCCATAAAATCTTTGATGCTCATTGTCTCTGCTGCCATATGGACCATCTCCCTGTTTTTAATGGAAATCAGTAACTGTAAATATGTTGCAATCCAATCCTTCACAAAGCTTCTGGAGTTGCTTCCTTCTATATTCCGTCGTGGTGTACCAAATAAACTTAGGTGTCTTTTCAAATACATTGCATTCCATCAATTTGCGATACTTCTGCATCTTGATACGATTTGCGCCCATTTTCTGCTCATGATCCACCTCAATAATGTGATAACGGCCATTATCCGTAAATAGTGCATCTGCAATTATAGAAACGATACCTTTCACATTCATTTTCACTTCCTGCTTCCACGTTTTCGGGCATTCGTAAGCAATGTATATATCATTTCGCATGATGTAGTGGCGGAATTGATTCGAGCGCTTGAGTATTTTCTTACTCCCGATACGCTCGCGCCCTTCCTTGTTAAGGTAATACACTTTCTCTCCATCCCTAAAGCTAGACACGTATTCTTCAAGCCCCTTCATGACACGAGAAGCATTCCTGTCACCGCCAAGATCATGAAGTACCTGGATTTGCTTTCTACTAAGAAAGCCGAGTTTCTTCAAGCTCAAGAGTATACTTTCCGTTCTCGCTTCCTTCATGGCTAGCTTTTGCATCTTCATGCCCCTTCCTCGCTCTTATGTTGATATGTGGCTTTATGATGTTATCAATTTGCTTATTATCGATATAAACCGTCTGTAAGACCTTCTTCTCATTTGTTTGGTATATTGCCCTTCCTTTTATGTTAGGGAGACTCTCTGCGCCACCCTCGTCTAAAACGGCACGGCTCCCTGCTTCCGTCTGTAGTCTAAAGCAAACACGAGCGCCGATGTTTTGTCGTAACTGCGATGGGAGAGCTTCATTTGTCGGGTACTGCGTCGCATACACCAAGCGGAATCCTGCTGCCCTGCCACGACGACCTATATCTACAATGATGTCTCTGCACTCCTGATATGGCGTCATGTCGGCTGCTTCATCTACGATTACAAAGTACCTAATTGGATCGCCAGCTTCTTTTATATCTTCGTATCCTTTTTCTAGTAAGTATTCGTTTCTAGCATTCAGTTTATCTTGCAATTCCCTTAGAGTCTCAAGGGCTTCCTCTGGATTCTTCGCAATTGATTCGACTTGATTTAGGAATCTATATCGGTTGAAAGAGAGACCGCCCTTCAAATCGATAAGGAATAGCTTTATATTTTCTGATTGGTTGCGTACCAGTGATGTAATAATGAGTTTTAATACATTTGATTTCCCCATATCCGTCATACCAGCTGAGATCATGTGAGATAACTGGTCAAAGTCGTGTTTTACTAATCCATCCCTTGTATAACCAATAGGTACTTCCCATCCCCTACATTGCCTCATCATATCTTCCTCAAATTTCACGAAATCAGGAATCCCTTTTTCATAAACTCGTATTTTAAGTAACCCATCATAAGACAGCTCAATTTCCTTTCTAACAAGTTTTTTCTTGTTTATGATGTTTTGTATTTGTTTTAAAATATCTTTTCGCAAACGAAGAGATTTGAAGTCTGCTAGCTTAAAATCGTAAACTTTGCTCTTATGATTTAATCCATCCTCTAAATGCTGCATCTTTTGCTCAAAATCGGAGAAGCTAAGACCAAGAGGGATCCTATACGCATATTCAACTCCCCAATCATTTCTTGTTTTGCGAAGCAGTTGTATAGTCCTGGTCTCTTTTCCTTCTTTTACTTTTAATCCGCAGTTCGCACAAATCCTTTGAATCTTAGAGGCATCATTTGTTGCTCCTTTTTGATGCATTTTTGATAGAAAGACTACACCACCGACTGCAGCTGAACTTACTAACTCAAATATCACAAACTGACACCACCCTTCTTTATGTATTCTGCAAGAATAGTCCCTGAAGATTAGAAGAGATAAAAAGAGCTATGAGTCATTCAAAATAACAATCTTTTAATGTCTTACGCACCATTCTGTGAGCGAATTCTATTTGGAATAGGTAAACCGAAGTTTTAAAAGGCTATCAATTTGGAACTGAGAAACGTAATTTGTTTGGTATGGTAAAAGGTATTTCGTACTGTTTGCCCTTTATGTCAGTTTTTTTCTCGCGTTTAAAAAAATGACGAAAAGGGCAAGCTATGTTTGAGGTGATAGGGGTGTTTGGATTAGGTAAAAAACGTAGTAAATTTGGTAAATGGCTAGACAAACAAGGGATCACACAAGGGGAATTAGAAAAGGCGGCTAAGTTAAGTAGAGGTACGATATCAAAAGTATGTAATGATAAAGAATACACACCTAAATTTTCGACTATATCCCAAATCACAAGGGGATTAAAGAAGTTGGGAAAAAACATAAATGAAAATGAGTTTTGGATGTAGCTTCGTAAAAAATCGGGGCTATTTTTACACTTTCTAAAGAACGTACGTTCGTGTATAATAAACATAAATTACACGAATCGGGGGATCATCATGGATAATCAAAGTTGGGGAGCACCAAAGATTAAAGGACGCGGAATGGTAAAGTGGCAACCGTTTGCCAGCATGCCGGAGCAATTCGCGGGGATTAGGGATATAATGGGTGAGTTGAACAAAGTACCTAAACCGATGCTTACGCAGGATACAAAAGAGCGGATTGAACGCGCTTTAATTGATTCTGCACAGAGGCAGGAAGACATCCTTATTTCGCTTTATCGGGATGGATTTATTAGTAATATGTACATAACTGTTATACGAATTGATTTACATACTAATACAGTGCATTGCACAGATGCATTTAATTTAAATACTGAATTTAAATTTGATGAGATTGTTGATGTCACTGAATAAAAAAAGAGGGTCTACTCAAAGTTGAGCAGACCCTCTTTTTATTTAACTTCATACCACCAACCTTTTCGGTCAAGGTATTCTTTCATTGCTTTTAATTGTGTATCTGAAGTTGGATCAGAAATAAAGTATGTTAATCCATCAGGTTCTAAAATGAATTTAGCAGTCATTTTTAAGGAAGTTAACGCCCCCGTAACATCAGGAGTTTCATAAGGTGAAAAAGCACCTGATTGGATGATATTTTGTTTAGGTGTTTGCTCTTGATTTTGTACAGCTCCAGTAAACCAAGAAAGAGGTTTATCTCCAACTAAAGAATTTAAATCAACCTTTCCAATTCCATCAAGCCATCCACCTGTTTCTCCGTCTGCGTATTGCCAAATATCACATTTATAAGCAGGTTTCGGACCACCATATCGCGGAATCCAAAGGAAATCAGCTTTTACATTGTTTAATCCGTACTTATTATACATGTGGTGACTAACATAAAAACCAACTTTCCATCCTTTAGACTTACAACGATTAATGAAGGCTTGTGATGCTTCCGCTATCTTTTGCTCTCCACATGATTTCAATGTATCATCTTCAGTATCTAAAACTAAGAATTTAGCATTAGGACTAACACGAGCCATAAAATCATCTGCTTCTTTAATTGCATCATTTACACTTACAAAACAACCATATGCATAAGCGGCGTGGGGGATATTTCGTTTTTCTAGTTCTTTTACATATCCATTATAATATTGATCTATCATATTAGAACCGTATTGTACACGGCAAATACATAAATCTAATTGCGGCCCGAGTACATCCCATTTTATTGAACCTGCATTCCATTTTGAAATATCTATAATATGTCCCATTATTTATCGTCTCCTTCACTATTTACATCATGATCTGACCAAATCCCTAAAGCGATACCAACAGATAATAAATAAGGCGCCAATTCATCTAAGAAACTCTTAGCTTCTGGCACCCCAAATTTGGTAAACAAAAATCCAAGCAAAGAAAAAACCGCAACCCATGTTTTCCAGTTGCGGAATCGTTTTTTGATATTCTCTTTTGACATACTACATACCACCTCCTTTCATTAAGAAAGTGAGAATGCCACCGACAATTCCACCTACAATAAGTCGTAAGATCCATGTAGTATTGGCACTAATTTTATCTAGCTGCTTGTTGATATTGATAATGTCTTTCTCATTACCGGTTGTTCGCATTTCTAAGCTTTTAATTTCTAAACGTATATCCTTGATATCTTGCTTGATTTCTTGAACATCACTTCTTACTTCTTGTAATCCTTCCACTTTGATCACTCCTTTTTAGACAATAAAAAAAGACCAGCTTATGGCTGCTCTGGTTTCTTATCAATTAATTGTTGTAGTAATAATTCTTCTAACTTCGCAATTCTGTCTTCTTGACTAACTACTAAAGCCTTTACTTCATCAAGTTGATACTGAATGAAACGCTTCTCGTTTTTTTCTGCTTCCAGTTCTTGCTTTAACATTCCAATATCAAATTGTAAATTATTAACCTTCCAGTCAACTTCTTGTATCGCTTGCATAGAGATAGAAGCAATGTTGTATAAGTTAACGGAATCTCTTTCTGGAGATGCAAATACTTGGTCTACATCCTCCGCAATCATACCGTAATAAGTTTCTACTTTGTCACGGAATCCTTCTTTATACTCTTCAACATCTTTAATGAAGTTGTACTGCTTAATGTTTACGCTGTTTACCTTCTCCAATGCTGAGAATGGCAAATCCGCAAAGTTAGTTTTGATTTTACGCGATGAAGTTGGTTGAAATGCAACAGCATAAACAGTGCCTTGTGAACTGATATTCCCATCTGCTCTTAGAATGTTTAACTTCATATTGCCAAGTCCTCCACCCTCTACAAGATGAAGTCCTTTTCCATTATCATCTGGGTGACTAGAGTATCTAAGTTTTATACCTCCTAAATTGAAGTCAGTGTAATACGTGCTAGAAAATTCAATACTTGCACGGTTTGAACCAGAACTTTGATTGAAATTAATTCTTCCACTATTTGAAGTAAGAGTTACTGTCCTTGTAGCTTCTATGTTGGCAAATCCTGCGATAGAGCGTGAGCTATTAGCTTTAATGTCGATATTACCGTCAGTTACTTTGTACTCCGAATCGCTATCAGATGCGATTTTAAGTGTTTTATCAAGCGGATTGAATCTTAATGAATTGTAATAAGAGATGTCATTACCACTCATACTCTTTGCCATCCCTATAACACCTAGAATAGCATTACCACTAGCATCCTCGATAACGCTCGTTATTAAAGAGCCTGATACAGAAGCAGAGCTATTTTTAACATATGCGCCACCTAGTTGAATCATCGGCTGATAATAAGCGTCAGTTCTATCTACAAATCCCAAATAACCACGGTTAACATTACCATGAATAATAGTTAGGTTCTGTCTGTTAAGGTGTAATTTAGCGTTTGCGAATACTTGAGGTTCTGTTTCAATTGTTACCCCTGTTAATTTATTAGCTTTTAAATGTTTTGCTTCAATATAACCATCAAGATAAATTTTACCCGCTTGAATTAATACAGATTGAGCGGTTTGGTTAATTGTAGAGGCTATATCACCGTTTTTAACTCTCAAGTTGATCTCGTCGCTCATTAAAGATAATTGTGCAGTGTGCTGTTCTACAATAGCTTTACTTCCATACCGACCGTCAGAGTCTAATTTTGTGTAAACATCATTTTTCTCTGCTTTTAAATCAATGCGGTTTGATTGCTGATTGATCGTAGTCTCCATTTGAGTAACTTTGCTATTAAAATCAGAAGTAGCTACTTTCTTAGCAAGTTCACCTACAAGTTGATCATAGTTAGCATAGTCTTTTGGGTTTTCCATGAACGTTGAAGGAGATTTACCTTTTTGAAGCATCGGTTGAGAAACCCATAGATTTCCATTACGTCTAAGAGCAACAGAACCGCGTATACTCGTTACGTTTGCAGGTGCTTCAAAACTTACACTAATAAAAGTCCACATTCCTGCACTTAATAGTGTTTTAGCTTCCTGTAGTTTACTAGTTACACGAGTAGAACCATTGTAGAATATCATTTCTATATATGCGCCTTGGTCAAGTGTATCCATATTGTCAGTGTATACCCAAGTAGAGAGTGTATAAAATCCTGAAGCTGAAGAAATGGGCATCTGTTGATAGATATTGAAATGTCCGTTACTGGTTAGTCCTGTTCCCGTTAAGCAAACAGAATTATATCCATCATGTTGCCTTGCAGTATCTACGTTGATTGTACGTCCTGAACCACTCCCACCGTTAGTCCACTTTTCATAGCTTCCTTGTCTGCTGAGTATATTCCCATCTTTATCAATTTCCCTATGCTCAAAAGCGGAATTACGATACAAATTTTCACTACCAATATTCCCTACATATTCTTGCATTTGCATGTCAGAAACCTTAGATTTAATTTGATCATTCAGTTGCGTAATATCACTCGTGTTTTGCTGAATAATCTCCCCATGTTTCCCTTGTGTTTGGGATAACGATGTAATAGTTTGGGAATTCAAATCTGCAGTCTGCTTAACTTGGTTCAAGGAGGATTGCATCGTATCTTGATCTTTTTTTACATCAATCACAGTGGTTTTTACACCATCCACACTTTTTTCAATCTCGGTTGTTTTAGATTGAAAAGTACCTTGAGTTACTCCATCTTCTGGAGCGAGATTCCAAGATTCAATTAAGTCACCAAATGTAACCATTATTCCGGTAAACGTTGCATCGATAGTAGTTGTGTCAGCGGTAGCTATATTTACACGTACTTCTTTTAACTCCCCTGTATATCCAGTTGTATCAAATGGTATAGAAATCCTAATCCATCCATTAGTTACTTCTTGTTGTCTTAAAATTGCATAATATTGCTTTTCTGCTCCGTTTTGGTCATAGGTGAATCTCATATATAAACGTGGATAATCTGTACCAGTTGTAAAACTTGATACATTTATATAACAAGAAGCTATCCCCTTCTTTTTTTTAAACACGTCTGCGGGTAACTTTTGATAAATAAAAGCTTTATTACTTATTATTTGTAAACCTTTCTTAATAGCTGGGGTTTCCGAGATATTAACATCTACAAATTTAAAAAGAGTTGAACTAGTAATTCCAATCCAAGAATTTGTATCATTCGAAAAATCAGCGTTAATTACATAGTTTCGAACATTAACTTCTCTTGTCTCTAAACTTGTAAGTTTTTCGTTGATTTTCCCAGCCTTCTCTTCTATTTCAGTAGTTGTTTTCTTTAAATCATTTGTTGTTTGCTGTACATCAGCAATCGTCTGCTTCGTACCTTCCACAGTAGACTCAACTGTATTTAGCTTATCACTAATTTCAGTATCTTTTTTTGTTAACGATTCAATAGAAGTTTTAAATCCATCTGCGGTTTGCTCTGATTTCGTTACACGTTCTGTTAGCTTTCCTTGCTCGTTTTGTATATTTGAAACGGATGTTGTCACACCATTGATATTTTTCTCTATTTCAACGGCTTTTTTAGTAAATTCACTGTTTGTTAACTGATCTTCAGGAGCTGGTGACCATGTGGAAAAAACAGTTCCTTCAGCTAACTTTGTCCCTGTAATAAATACTTCACCCGTAGCCTCTTTATTTTTTCTTGTTCCGAAGTAAACGCGAGCTTCGCTTGTCGTAAATTCTACCTCTAATTTAAAATGATGCCATTTCCCATCTAATAAATCTTTAGGTAACTCCACAATCTTATACGTAGGTGAAGTACTTCCATCACGTACTCCTATCGCCATAGTTAGATTACTAGACTTAAAGAACGCTGAAATAATATATTGACCAGGTGTTACTTTAATATCTTTCATAAACCATAAATCAGCTGTATTGTTTGTTCGCGTTAATTTTCCACAATATGCAAACTCAGGTATATCGGCAGTTTGTTCCACAGCACCGTTTCCACTTTGTTTATCCCATATAGTCCAACCCGTAGCATCACCCGTACCAAAGTTTGAATTTGTAATGACATTACGTTCCGCAACCTTAGCGTTATCAAGTTTTGATGTTACTTGAGACAATGATTCTTTTGTCCCTTCAGCCATTTGTTTCGTTTCGTTCACTGTTTTTGTGACTTCTACTACATTATTAGAAATAGTTTTCAACTCTGACTTTTCAGCTTTCTGTGTAAGAGCTTCATTTGTTTGGCCGATGGAAGTATTGATATCCTGGAACTTCTGTACGTTTCCCTGTTTATCAGTTTCATAAACTTGTTTGCCGATAAAACCATCTTTAATTTCATCTTTCGTATAAACTCCGGATTTATCAGCCTTATCTTTTAATTGGGTGTCAATCCATGTCTGGTCCACTTTACTATTAACTTGATTTTGAACATCCACTATTTGTCCAGCTATTTCTTGTGCTTTGCCTTCCACACTTTGAACCTTTTGACTCAATTCTGTTTTAGTTATTTCAATATCTTTTTGAACATCTTTAATACTTTGCTTTAATGGTCCGGTATCTGGAGTAACCCTTTGCCATTGACCGTCTTTCCAAAGTTTCTGCACCTTATTTTCAGGGTCAGAACTATCTATCCACAAAGTTTTTCCATCACGTAAATTATTAGTAGGAGCTGTAGGTTGCTCGATAATATCAACCATGTTCTGATCCATGTAATCTTTTGTGGCATTCGCTAAATCTTTAGCTGATTTCGATTCTTCAACAGCTTCATTCGCCTTTTTCGTTGCTTCATTTGCTTTTTCTTCTAAAGCCCCAAACCATTCTTTTGATACTTTGTCATTAATCATTGAAAGCATCTTTTGATACAGTTTCCGCAACGCTTCATCTTGGTTGACTATTTCTACATAGTTTCCAAATGTGTGCTTGTTTTGATGCTTATCCTTGTAGGAATTGTCTCCTGCAATAGCTCTTGCTTCCAGGTAAAGAGTTGGCGTCATTCCTTCATCAATAATGCGTATTGTGTCACCTTCACTTACTTCTTCATGCTCATATCCAAATACGCTAGATATGTCAACGGAATTTACTTCGTAAGTAACGATTGCAGAAACACGCTTTTTCAGCTCCGTTTTTGCTAATGTTAACAATCGGGCTGGAGTAAGTTCGTCTTTTTCAGATTCCGGCGTATAGAATCCAAATAGATGCTTTCCGTTCACATTCCAACGTTGAAACGCTGCGTCATCGACAATATATTGAGATCCATTATTCACGGATTCGATCGTGATTAACTTATCGTTACTGTCCGCATCTTGTCCTATATAATACGGAAATAATGCAGTAATAATGTTTTCGGAGTTCTCTATGCGCTTGATTCCTACTAAATCCTTACCGAGCGTAACCTCTTTATTCGTTTCTCTACCGCGTTTCTTAACAAGGTCAATGAATCTTCTCGGCTTGCTAATTCCAATTTCTATCCTGTATTGAATCTCGATGTTGTCGAAGAGAGTTGCGATTTGCTGAATGAACTGTAAAGGGCTCATGGGTTTTTCTATTTTAAAAGAGCGATTCCCTATCGCTTCGATAAACCCAACTTCCCAATCAGTATGAATAGTAGCAAACGTTAAATACTGTTTAGCACTCCAACTTTTAATCTCTTGCGGTGTCAAAGGAACCTCTTTATCAAGTAAAATCCACTCACCTGATGCATAGATAGTAACATTGTGAGTTTCAGAGTCTTTTTCGATAGAAGTGATTACATAGGGAGTAATAACACCTGGGTTAGTTTCTTTTAATATCAAATTCTTTTGTTGGATATAATCTAGAAACGGAGAATCTTCTAATAGTTTGAAGTCCAGTATGTCAACATTATCTTTAATCTCCCAATGCCTTAGATCATCGAAATAATCTTCTGGCTGAAGAGAAGCGATAATTTGTTTTGTTTTAAAGTCTACAATGTGTAAATCTCCGCTTACTTTCCTCATTATTTATATCTCTCCCTGTAAGTTAATGTAGCGGTTCCTATATTGTAGGGACGTACACTGATATTGTTTCCGCCTCGTTTCACAATCGGGAATCGACTGAAAATATCTTTCAATCCTATTGCATTTGTACCGTTTATTGTTACTAATGACCTTTCTGTGTCTATCTGTATTCTGTCTCCTATATCGAAAATATAAGGAGTCTCGTCTATTGTTAAAGTGTTGATTTTCCAAAACTTAACGTCCTCGATAAACGCAATATCAACAGGCGGATTCGCCCCATAAGCAATACAACCTACAGCTATCTTTGCTACTGGCCTAGATGTCATAGGATTACTGTCAGACTCATCCCTCCATGTACGAACAACCCATGCATCATCTATCTCCGTATTCTTTCGATATTTAGCAAAAAAGAAACTCCATTCTTTGCCTCTGCGAGCTACTGCGACATGCCCTCTAAAGTCGTTAAACGTATCGGATTTCGCTCCCGTCTCGTCAGCAATCCACTTTCTATATCCCCCTGAATCAATAATTGCTTGCCCCGTTGTCATTTCATGGCTCATATACTGGTCAGCCATCGCTAGTTCAACTATTACGTTGTCGTTAGCATCTAATAGCATGACAACCGTTTTCCCCATTCTGTTCCAGTGTGAACTTCGGAAACTCATTTGCACATCAAGTCTAAAGTCTTGAATAACGCCTGCTGTATTAGGAATAGTTCTCTTCATGAAAGGCCCATGCCACTCATCATCCGCGCCTGTTCCGTATGATTCTGGTGTGAAAGCATACCCTTCCCATACCTTCATTTTCCCTGAACTTTTATAAACCCCTATTTGACCAGTTACAGAAGTCCATGGGGTTAAACTATTCAGTTCATCCCATATAAGACGCTCATTTTGTTTTACTAGACGAGTTTTAACTCCGGTAGGGTAACCTAATCTAAAATATTCATTTTCATTCCATACATCTAAGAATGGACTAGGATTTGCCACTTTAATATCAATAATAGGATTCGTTTCTACGGTGCCCTTGTTTTCGAAAGTAGCTTTTAATTCTTGATTATCTACTGACATAACCTTTGTTTGAATAGCCCCTAATTTATATGGCATAGGACAAACAAAAGTAATTTTCCCTTTCCCTTTGAAAATTAATTCGTCTATATCTGCTTCACCATCAGTTACTGCCATATATGTACGATCTGGTTCGTCGTCGAAAATCAATTCGCAAGGTTGATCTGTCACAAGCCAAGCAGCTAAATCTTCTTTCTTCTTCTGCATATCGCTTTGGTTACCCGCCTTAATAATGACTGGAACTTCTATTGTTCTTACATTTGTATTTGTTTGTAGGAGATACCCTCCTGCTTTAGAAGGAAGCTTTAAGATATCTCTCTCAACAGGAGACCATGCAGGTCGGTTAAATCCCATTAAGATAAAAATGTAGTCTTTGCGTATCCCGTTAAATGAAAAACTACCTGATGGCATTTGACTACCTCCTTCCGATATTTCATCTATAAAAAACGCCCCCTTTAATTAAAAGGAAGGCGTTACAGTTGGTTTAAATTGTGCGAGACGTTGTTTTCGTCTGTTATTCGTAGTTTCTACAGGTTGTGCTAATGCTTCTCCAACAATCTTTTTATCCAATACAATATACGTGTTACCTTGATCTCTTTGGTTATTATCTGGAGGTGTTGTTTTAACTTGTTGCTCTTGTTTTGGTGTTTTATAAGCAACCTGTTGAGATGTAGGATTAACATTAACCAAATCGTTAACAAATCGCTTAGAACTAGAAAATGCGGACTGTAGAGTGGCGTTATTCAAGTTATCACCGACGATATCACCCATAACAATATCTTCCGTCAACGATGAGAATCCATCTAATACAGATTCGGCTAGTGTACGCGCCTTTTTAACTGCATATTTAGTCATACCGACAACACCATTAGCAAGACCTTCCGTAACAAATTCACCCATCGCATAAGTTACACGAGACGGAGAATGAATGTCGAAGAAGTCGGCGATTCCGTCTTTGATATTACTCGCAACACGTTTAACTGCAGACACTGCACTTCCGACCATTCCAGAAATACCATTAATAAGACCTTGAATTATATTTTTACCAATTTCGGTCAACATCGATCCAGCATTACTGAAGCAATTTTTAATACCGCCAATAACATTAGTCGTGATAGTCGACAAAAGTTGCCCTATTAGAGATAAAATCCCTTGTATCAGCATTAGTAGTATCTGTACCCCTGCTGATAATATTTGTGGCAAATTAGCGATTATTGTTTGAGCTATTTTTATAACAAGACTTAGCGCTGTAGATATTAATGTAGGTAAAACGCGAATAATACCCTGAATCAGCATCCCCAAAATCTGAACGCCTGCCGCTATAATCTTAGGTAGATTTTGCATGATTGTATCAGCGATTTTGACAATAAGTGTTATAGCTGTCTGTATAAGTTGAGGTAAAACCTTCATGATTCCATTTATCAGAGCTATTAAAACTTTAAGACCTGCATCAATTATCATAGGTAGATTCTGAATCAACATATCAGCAATCTTAGTTATCAACATCACGGCTGTTTCAATCAAATTAGGAAGTACTTTCATTATTCCATCTATTAGGGCCATCAGAATTTTTATTCCTGCATCAATTATCTTAGGCCACATAGTCGCAACTGCTTGTAACCAAACGGTCACCATTTTCACACCAGCTTCAATAATCATTGGTAAACTCTTAACGATCCCATCAATAACCGCCATCAGAATTTTTATCCCTGCATCTAAAATGACAGGAAGTAAAGTTCCGATAGTGTTAACGAGTGTATTTATCAGAGTTGTACCTACTTCAACTAGCGTAGATACTACGACAGGCAATACTTGTACGACGCCATTTATCAGGAATGTCAGGATTTTGATACCTTGCTCAAGAAATTGCGGTAGGTACGTCGTGATTACTGTTACAATCCCGGTGATTATGTTTGTTATCGTTGATGTTAAAAGTGGTAACATCGTATTGATCCCGTTCACAATCGTAGGAAGAAAATGAGATGCTGTAATTAGCAACGCAGGCAAACCACCGAGTAGCATCCCGATTAGTGTAGGCATAATTGTCATGAAAATCTGCCCTAGTTGGGATGTATCTCCGCCTAAAGCCAATCTAACAGCCTCTACTAAACTAGAAATAGCTGTTTTGATAGTTAGAATTGCATTACCTATTAGAACACCTGCCGTTTGGAATCCTACAGGCATAAGATTTAACCAACCGTTCATTAGATCGCCTGTCGAAATAACAGAAAGAATGTATCTTCCGAGATTCAAAAATGCATATCCTATCTGATTAAGCGGCCCGAATAGAGACATAAATGACGCTGACATTGTTGCAATAACATTACCTATTGCCATAGCTGCATTTTGCCAACTGACAGGGAGATGAGTAATCCAATCATTGAGATGGTCCCCATCTAAAGCAGCAAAGTAAAAATACTTCCCTAAAGCTACGATAGATTGGCCGAATGAGTTAACTGCTAACATTGCTGGAGCGATTGAATTCGCTAACCCTTGCACACTCGGCGGTAAAGCGTTTAAAGCGTCAGAGAAGATATTCCCTGTTAAAGCTACATTTGTTAAATAGCTACCTAACTGCATCAGATCTTTCCCAAGCTGCATCGTAGCGCCGAATAAAGAACTGATATGACCCCTTATCGTCGATACAGCTTGCCCTGTAGCCATTGCAGCACCTTGCCAAGATTCAGGGAGATGAGTAATCCAGTCGTTGAGATGGTCTCCGTCTAAAGCTGTGTAGTAAAGGTATTTACCTAAACTAGCCATATTAGAGCCAAACTCTAAGGATTTCTTCCCTGCTGTAGCAAATCCCGTTTGCAGAGCTTTTATGCTATTCTGCACCTGGTCTGAATTGTAAGCGGCCTTAACTAAATCGACTCCATTTTGGTACAGAGCCTTACTAAAGTTTTTAACAGCGCCAACAGTCCCATCTACGAATCCCTTAAACTTCTCATTCGTTTTGTAGAAATGGGTGAATCCTACCGTTAATCCTGCTATCGCTGCTGCTAGTATCCATACAGGAGTAGACATTGTAGCAAACGCAGTCACGACAGGCATTATAATGGGTCGTAATGCAAATAAAATTGCTCTCAAACCCCGGAAATAACCGACACCAAGACCGAGTGGCAACATGAGGGCCATTAACGCAGGGACCAACATAATAGTCCCCTGGATAAATCGTGCCATAGATGGATGAGCTTCGTTAAATGCTATAGTCAATTCTGCTAGTTTCGTAACAAAGTTGAAGATAGGAATCGCAACAGCAGCGAAAGCTTGCCTCATTGGTTCTAGAGCCTTTGTTAGTTTCTCCATCATCTCGTTAAACGCTTCTGCGTATTTAGGGTTCATTTCCATGTTAGCTTTGTGTAAAGCTCCATACATGAATAGAGCGGACATCCCAACACCAATCGCAACGATAGGCATCCCCATCATAACAGTATTAAGCCTCATCGCTTCATCCGTTAAGGTTTTCATGCTCGCTTGCGGTCCGTGCAATTCCAGAGCGATCTGAGCAGCAGAACCACTTCGAGCCACTCTATCCAAGCTATCTACCAAAGCTAGGGCGGGACGAGCAGTGTTATATAATGGGTTTTTCATCTGATCCAAGTTCTTAGTGGTTTTAGATGCTGCAGAAGACATTGCATTCATAGCGCCGATAGTTTGAAGCATGCCCATCATCGCAAGTCTATTAGCGTTAATCTGAGCGTCTTGAGAAGCTTTCATTGCCTTACCTATGTCGTTAGCTTGATTTATGAATTCTCGGTTTGTACCTTGAAAGTCCTTAGAAGCCTGGGCCATTTGATAAAATCCATAAGTCGCTTTGATTTGGTCTTCTTTAAAAGGAATCATAGCCATTTTCTGAGCGTAAAATCCTTGTTGCATTTCCATCATCATGCCTCTAGCTTCAGCAGACATATAACGGTATGAGCTGCCAATGTCGCCCATAAGCCCGCCTATCTCATTTCCATAGGCTCGGCGATATTGTCTTGCGTAATATTCCGAATCTCCAACCATCCCCTGCATTCCTCGGCCCATTTCGTTGCGCATCCCTTGAGCTGTTCGACCCATGTTATTTCCAATTCGACCTAATTCAGCGTTAATGCGTTGAACGTCTCTACGGATGTTACCTGTTTCAAGCCGGGTGTCTATATTAACGCGACCATCAGCCATATTGTTCCACCTGCCTTTTTTGCGCCTCTAATCGTTTTAGATACGCTTTGTACTCCATTTCCTCCCTAATTGCTTTGGCTTCCGGCAATTCGTAATGTTCTTTCATTTTTTTAATCCGCTTACGTTCGTCGGCATTATGTTCATCTTTCTTAGGGATTTCGCAGGTTCGATAATGAATCGCTATTTTCATAGGCGCCTTTTCAGACAGGTTATTAAACAGAGCTAGAAACTCGCTCCATTGAAGTTTTCCTTGTTGCTCAAACAAATTGATATTGTAGTCAAACAAAAAAGACGCAAATATCATATCTGCATCTAGTGTGAAGTTAACAATAGGTATTTCTGGCAGTTGTTCGTCACCTTCATTCCCTATTGCTTCCGTCATCTCATTTTTCTTCTTATTAGACAATAAATCGATATTCAATTTATCTTTGAACACATCAATAATAAGTTGTTCTTTATGGCGCCATTCAAGTTGTTCTAATATCCTATGATTGACAATGAGCATCATTAAAGCGATGTTCGGTTTATTTCTGTTACTAATAGTCTCATCGTCTAATAATTCCATGATTTTTAAGACATTATCAAAAGACAGGTTCAATTCGATATCGACACCTGCCCAATGATATATATCTCTATTTCTATCAGTAAGTTTAAACATTACTGACCACCTTACTTTTTAAGGTTAGCTAAGTATTTTGACTGCGATTCATTTGTTTTTTTCAATGTTTCTTCTGCGTATAGATCATTTAAGTAATGAACAAGGCTTAATAAATTCGCTACGGAACGTCCTGCGATGTCATATAATTCTTCAAAAGAACCATTACCTAAAAATGTATCTACAACATCTTTTGTGATTTCTTTTTGTTTTTCAGATAATGCGTCAATCTCTGCATCAGTAGCTTTTTCGTAATCAGTTGCCGCATTTTGTAATTCTTCTGTAGATACCTTGAAGCGTTTTAAAGATTTTTGGTAGCGGTTTAACGCATCATCGTTGAATTCTACTTTGAACAATTTACCTGCTACATCTACCTCTTTATACGTTTTCTCGAAATTAAATTGAAATACTTGTGACATATAATCCACACTCCATTTTCATATTCTTGTAAATTCGTTTATTAAAAGACGGAGAGCCGCTTAACACGACTCATCCATACCTTAGGGAGTTACTTCGCCAGCTTTAGTGAATGTTGGGATACCATCGAATGAAATCGTAAATTCAATTTCACCTTTTGCGTTCGCGTCTCCACCTGGAGCTTTGATTTCTGATAAGGTTGCTCTACCTTCCCACTTGTCTCCATTCGGCTCTGTCACCTCGAAATCAACCTTACGATCAGGACCGACCTTATTTAATTTACTGAAGATAAAGTCCTGAGCTGCATCTCCATAGAAGCGGTGCCCTTCGAACCCGTAAGATAACATGAATCCAGTAATATCACGTTCAGCAGCGCCGCCACCGTCATAGTAATATGTTTCTTCTGATTCTTCGTTGTTATCAGGATCTACAGATGTAATACCTTTTGCGATAGGTTCCATCTTTTTCGTACCTGTAGTTGACGTATTAATTTTAAATTTGTACCCGTGGTTTAATAAAAATGACATTCGGTTATCCTCCCTTTTCTAGTTCAGTAGTAAATAAAGCGGTATATATTTGCTCATTAGCCTCTGTTTTATCAACCCAATTAGGTTCCACATATTTCTCCATAGTGATTAACTTATAAGAAGTATCAACACTATGAAAACTGCGTCTGTGGAGGTTGTGAAGCTCCTCTGCGATAGCCTCGACACTTGACATTGCTTCTAATCCGTCAGGGCTTTTAACGAGTATTTGGAAATTCTTTTTTATCGTTTCGCCTTCGAAATACTGTTCACCAGGAACGGAGGGGATAATCCGCAAAGCTATGCTCTTTCTTGGTGCATCGTTAGTTCCCACATCTAACACATTCGCTTTGATAGGTGCGTAAATAATATTCGGAGGTAAAACAGTATTTAAATGCTTGATCACGCTTTCTACTAGCCATTTCATGTGATCACCTACAGATTATCTTTCATTGTTTGTTCCGTGATTCTTTTCCAATCCACTAAATGAGCTGCCTTAGCTGCTTCGAACCATAGCCCTTGGGCGTTAGGGTTCACATCTTTTGAAAAGTTATATTGCGGATTGTAATACAGCCTTCTTGCATATGGTGTATCCCATCCAACATGACCTTCGCCTGGTCTGCTGTATCTGACTCCAGAGCGTTTTAACTCTGTAGTATCTTCCGGAGCATAAAAATTGCTATCCTTCAGCACTTGTTCATCTAATGCGAACTGCGCTTTTTCAGTAGCTCTCATAACATTTGATTCTATTTGTGCTGTATCAACTTGCACATTAACCCTAATCATCGTAGGTACAACTCCGTATGGTGAGGCCTATTAGGATTTGTTGTATAAAGCGGTTCAACTTCTTTAATAAACATTTCCTTCCCGTTCCATACAATCTTGGACTTTTCTTTGAAAATCTGATTAGGGTGAGCTGAGTTGATAGAATCATGGAATAATATAGACTGAAATGTCACACTATCACCCGTTGTGGCGTTATACACCTTTTCATTTGGTTGCACACGCACTCTCTCGATAATGATTGGTTTAGCATATGAAGCAGCACCACCGCCCCAAATGTCATCCTCGCCAATGTATTCATGATATTCAACAGTATGGATTAGCAGGTGCATTGGGATAGGGATAAGATTAATCATTGCGTCCCCACCCCACTGTAAAGTAATCCTGTTGGTTCAAGAAACTTAATTGTCCCATGAGAAAAGCTAGGATCGATAGTCGTCCCGCCTTCAGATTTACCGCCTCTTAATAATCCATACCGAAACTTACCAACCTGCATAACAGGTGTTTCAACCATGACATTTGAAGAAGTCTCTCCATATAGTGCGATGAATTCAGTCTGAGCTGCAGTAGCTTTCATTACTTGTTTCTTAATGAATGGAGCTACTAAATCAAAATCAACACCTTCTAATTTGTAATGAATCATTTGATCAATTACATCAGAGGCTCTTTTAATCATCCGTTTCAGCATCACATCATCATTGATAGGAGTCCCTTCATATTCATTTCTGTAATAATCAACAGTTATATAAGGCATACTTTCACCTACTTCTTAGCAGTTGTTTTAGGTGCCTTCAAATCTGCAATTTCTTCCTCTAGCGATTCGATTTTATCAAGCGCTTGATTGTACTCTTGTACTGAAATGTTACGGCCACCCGTAGCACGCTTAATAATTTTGCCTTCGTCATTAATTTGGTCGAAACCGTCATTCAGATAGCTAGGCAAGAAATCTTTATCAATGTTTAATACCTTGTTTAAACGTTTTACTTTTACCGTGTTACTCATTTACACCAATCCTTTCTTATATAAGAGAAAAAGAGAAGCTATGAAAGCCTCTCTTATGCAGAAGTAATATTGAATTTAACGCCATCAACTTTAGCTCCTAAGATGAATACATCCCAGTATTTGCGCTCGTAGTAAAGGTATTTCCCGCCAGTAGCAGCACTTGGAGTGTCTAAGTCAACAAACTCGTATTTTTGCGGAGACACAACTGCTAAAGGATGAACTAAGATCATGTTGATTTGTTTTGCAGCAGCATCTGGAACAGCTCCATTTGTGAAGTTATAAGCTGTTTTCATACGAGAAGAAGGAACAGTAACAATTGTCACATCGTCTAATGAATACACGTTACGATTAACTGCATTTTCACCAGTACCTTTGATATCAAGAGTACGTTGAATTTGCTCTGCTTCTTTTAGTAATTTCTTAACCGCAGGAGTTACATAAAGTAAACGTCCATCTTGTGGTACTTCTGCTTCATCCTGTTCTAACATCATTTGGTCGAATACACTTAAAATGTTTGCAGCAGTTAATACCGTAACATCTGCAGTTTTACCAGCTCCAGTGAATTCAGAGTATAATTTTGAAGCCATGTATTTATCATGCTCAGGGATACTTTCTTCATTAAGGAATACTCGTGTAATGTTAGCGATAGATACAGCCATGTTCGTTTCGTCGATATCTACTGGATCAACTAAAGTACGGAATTCACGGTCATGACCTAAAGTCTTAGGTTCGAATGAGTTATCAACTCGGCGAGTGTAGTTTCCTACTACGTCACGGTTAACGTCTGTATACCCACCTACTTTGATGCTTGGAATTTGAATCGTTTTTGGACCTGTCCATTTAACGATATTGTTGTTAGGTGTATTGTATAATGCACCAAATGCAGCGCCTTGCGCAAACTTTTGTACTAATGCCTCTTGATATTGTGCAGCGTAATTCAATGTAGCCATGAATAAATCACTCCTAATTTCATATTATTTTAGATTTGTTTAAAAGCTGATGCCCACTGTTCTGCTTCAGTCAGTGTTTTCTTTTGATGCTGACCAGTTGTAAATGTAGGCTTTGGAGTTCCTTGTGGTTCTTCCACTACATCTTTAAAATGAGGAAACTCTTCAACTACCATTTCGATAGCTTTTGTAATGTCTATATCATCACTAACCTTTGTTTTTGCTAGAGTAATAACTGCGTTTAAGTTTTTTTCTTCTGTAATACCTGACTTAATCGCTGCATTTTCTGCTTGAAGATTGAACAACGCGCTTTCTTGCTCTTTCACTTGGTTCTGATAGTTAGCAAGCTGCTCTTGCTGCTTCTCCTGATCAGTTTTAAGTGTTTCTTGGTGTGCTTTCCAATCAGTAAGTGTCTGCGTCAATTGGTCAACGTTTTCTACTCCTAATTGTTTTAAAAGCGCTTCTTGTTGCTCCGCTTTTGCTGCATCCAACTGTTCTTGTGTAAATGTCACAGGAGCAGGAGGTTCAACTACTGGCGGTGCAGCAGGTGGAGTAACTGGATTTGCTGGCGGTGTTACACTTGGTTCACCTCCTTCCGGTGCAGGTGGTGTTAGATCATTAAAATACTGCATATTTGTTAAACGTAAGCGATATTTGTTTTTCATATTAATTAGCTCCTTTCGAAACTTCGCATTGTAAACGGTATCCCTCTAATTCCCAAATTTTATTCGTAATTCGGTCTTTGCAGATTTCGATACCGATATTCACATCATAATTAACTGGGTCCACACAAGCGCTTGATTCAGTTAAAATAAATCCATTTGGCAATTTAGCAACAACAACCGTGCATTTACCGTGAAACTCTTCTACCGTCCAATGTGTTCTTTCTAAAATACTATCAATTTCTTCCTCAGTAATTGTGTTTTTTATCTTTTGTTCTTTCTTTTGTGCTTCAAGCATTAAATTGTTTACTAATGTAATCTGTCCTGCTGTAACAGCTTCTTCAATTCCGATTTCCCCATCCTTATCTCGTTGTTCAATTAACTTCGTACTAAGTTCCTCTTTAATTAATTGCAGTTCTGATAATTTAATAATCGTCTCTTCGCCCATCTTATTTATCCCCTTCCGCGTGATAATGATATTCCAAAAGACCTAAGTCATTTGTTGCCCCGAAATTTAAGATACGGATACATTTCGAGAATTTATGATTAAGATTTTCATCATATGTTTTTAAATAATACTCCATCTTAGGAATAATATTTGTAGTAGGATTTACAATTAATTCTGTTGACGGAAAACCTTCCATGAATATTTCAACAAATACGTATTTGGATTTATTCTCAAATGATTCTTTAAAGACTTTTTCAAGTTGGTCTCTTTTATTCATCATCCAACAACCTCCCAATCCTCTGCTAAAGCATCTGAAGTACTCGGAGACCATGTAGCAACGTCATTTTGAGCTGTTTTAAGTGCAAGGTAAGCGCGATACGGGACATTTTCTCCACCGAATGATTCTTTCATAACATCTGTAGATGGTGGATATGATGCAGCAGGCACATAGAAAACAAACATACCTATACCATTCCATCCTTTTCGTGCAATTTTATTACCTTTTTTTACTGCTTCAATCGCTTGACCAAAAGTCATAAAATCAACTCCTATACTGTATATATTTTTTCTCTTTCAGGTCTTCTTCTTCGCCCAGTAGCTTTAATAAAGTCCCTCATGTTAGCTTGACGTTGTGAAACTTTTTGTTTTGCTAACATAACGCCCTCTTTATCACCAATTTCTTCTAATAGCATGACTTCACGTTTAGCCTTTTTAATATCTCTTTCAAGGTAACGTTGCCTCTGACTTTCTTTATATACGCGGTCATTCTCAGCATAATCTTGAGGTTCATTCCTTTTCGTTGACATGCCAGGTATATAAGGGTATTTAATGTGTCGGCAGTTAACGCCAAGTATTCCAGCAGGATCTCCATAAGACGTTGTGGACCATGCAGGATACTTTTTACTTTTACCACTCATAGAGAAGATACGCCCTTGATATGGAGCGCACTTAGGTCTAGCCCCCATATGACTGCTTATTTCAACTAAATCAACACCGTAATCTTTCATGCGTTCGTCCTGCATTTCATTAGCTACGTTATTGCTAGTCGAACGGCATACCGTGTTTATATAAGCCTCTGTACTCCATTTGCGTCCCGACTTATCGACGAACCCAGGAATACCTTTATTAGACCATTCTGCAATAGTCTGTCTTACAGCTTGTTGCTGCGTTATAGTGCCAGCAAGCATTTTACCAACAGTTGTATTTAACACATCTAGATACATTTGCTGAGAGTGTTTTAACATCGTCGTATTGACGAGATTTAAGGTACTGAGCGCTTGATTTACGTATGCGTTCAGAATACCGACTAAAGCAGCGTTAGTAGTAATCGGAGGCGCTACTTCTAATAATCCTAATTTAATAGCTTCTGAGTATATATCATCATGATCAACGATAGCAGCAGAGCCAGCAGCTTTGAGCATCGCTTTTACTTCTTCTACCGTTTTACCGCTATGTCGCGCAATCGTCTGTAATTGTTGTTTATCTAAGGTACCTAATTTATTTAGCTGCACCATGCGCCAGTGTTGATATTGGTCGCCATTTTCAGCTGATAACAATAAGTCCATATCCCTTTTTAGCAATCTAGCCATATTTAAAAGCAGCTCTTCTTCTATCGCATTGTAAATATCAACTACGAATAATGAAAGCTGCTGTGATTTCTCTGGAGGTAAAGCCATTTATTACTCACCTCCGTTATTTTGTTGTTGTGGATTCCCTTCTAAATTAAAGAAGTCAACATTCTCTGGCATAGCCATCCTGTTTTCCTCTATAATCTGTTTTAGCAGTTTCTGTGCCTCTTCTTCGGAAATGCCGTGAACCTTCATGAGAGCCTTTACTTTGCTTGTTAATTGATTAGTTACGAGTAGAATCTGTTTATTAATCTCAGCAGTCTGATCTTCTGCGATAGAATCATCAAACGTTACTGTTACTTCGTACTCTTCAATAGTACTGAATGTTCCATATAAAGCGGCGATATCAACAATGACGTCAACTAAGTCCCTGATACAATCTTCTAATATCGTTTCGTGAGATTGTTTCGTTTTGAATGTCTTAGAATTTTCACTAACTACTTCAGTAGCTGTTTTTACCCCTTGACCATCGAAACTAAATGCTCCGGCAGAGAATCCAGTTTGCATTGCCAAGTAATTTAATAGAGCGTTAATAGCAGCTGTATGCTCTTCCACTCTCAACTCGACTGAAATGTCTTGAATCTGCTGAGTATCTTCAAGTTTCATTGCCTCATATACTTCGTCACTAGAATCAAAGTAACGATGTTGAGCGCCTGTGATTGGATCGACAACATGTTTGATAGCTGAAGCAGGTACAATGATACGCTTCCTTCCTAACACGAATTCTCTTTGGAAGCTGTCGAATGCAATATCAAGCGATTTAAGAACATCTAAAGAGTTCCCGTACATCGAAATCCCAAGGGGAGAATACAAGTCAAGATTATTTGCTGTATTAGGCTTGAAGTATACGAATGTAGGACGCGATAAGTTCTTGATTCTTACCTCATCTTCTAAGTTCTCATATAGTTCTTTTAACCCTGTTTTAACGCCTAATTCACCCTTATTTCGGCTTACATACAGTTCGTTTTTAATTACGTGTTGTTTCTGCCCTTCTTCATCATGTTCAAGTAGATGCCATTCTAAAAGCGTGTAGTATTTACCTGCCTTTGTTGACTCGTTAATAAACACACCTTCTGTTACCTTATTGTTATCCCATGATATAGGTACGAAACAATCGGCAGTAACGAATGATAATTTTATCTCACCATCGTGGTACACTTTTATTACCATGCCACCAAGAGCTAACATGTATTCTAAGTATCTTTGGAACTCTCTATTGAAGTTATTATCATCTAAAACATTCCTAATCTCTTTAAATAACTGTTCGTCAGAGATATTAATAGAACATTTCTCATTGAATATAAGAGAAGACATCTCTTGTGTAATGACTTTCGCCATATTGAGCGATGCCATTTTGCGCTGCTTCTGCCCTTCAATTGTTTGGTATTTCAAGTTATGCCATTCAGCGAAATGACCGCTATAGATAGCCTTCCAAACGTCTATCTGCTTGTACGATTCCTCATCAATGGTAACCTTCCGATTATCGGTAACCTTCTTAATACCGGAAATTAAGCCCATTTTGTAGAGTAGCTCCTTTCCTTTGTTGATTAACCATGTAAACACTATTTATCACCTACTTTACATAGTTGTTATAGAAATAATTCCCTGCGTAACGTGTTTCGTCTAAGGTATGGTTGTATTTATCGATTGGCGTACCGTTATCTTGGCGCACGTACATGCCTATCTCTTTTAAGAAATGGTAATGATCGTACTCATCACATTCCGCAAGGTAGAACTGCTCATTCGTCATCAAGTTTTGCAGCCTTTCAATCCCTACTTCCAATCCTTTAGCAGAACCACTAACATCATGAGCATTGTTATCTGCCCCGGTTGTATTAATCCCTAATAAATGGATCTCTTCTCTTAATGACTTACAAGCTGGATCCACAAATACCTCCGTATAACGCATTTCAAAGCGTTTAACACACCATTCCATAAACACTTTAATTTCTTTTGCGTATACAGACATCGCTTTAACCTGACCTGTTTCTGCTCCACTATGATAGTAGTTAGCCACACGGAACAGCCGGAATTTATTTTGGAATCTCGTTACAATGTAGCAGCTGCAACTCGTAGCATCACTTTGCCCGCCGTCAGCAGTAAAGAACATTTCGTATCGATCACC